CCAGATGTAACTTTTGAAGAAAAAGAAGAAGAAGTTAATGCCTCCGCGGATGATCCCTTTAAATATGTGTGGAAAGTTGATCCCAATTATAAAAGTAAACTCGATTACGGCGTTGAAAGGGTTGAAAAAGAAGAACCAGAGGAAATGGAACCAGAGGAGGATCCTTGGGACCCTAAAACGACTAGTATCGACGATCTTTTGGCCGGAATCGATGATAATCCAGAGACTTTCGAAGAGGCAGCTCCCCCAGAAGACCCTGTAAAAGAAGATTTTCAGCAAAATGTGAAGAAAAATTACTCAAAATTGAAGTTTAAGATGATCGGACAGGGTAAAAACACCTACAATGTGGGCGGAAAGATGGAAAAACCCTCTTATAAGCGTTCTAAGAGCGCTCCACCGGGTTTTGGAGGCTCCCTAGAAGAAGGGAATGACTAAAAATGGTAAAAAATTCATTAAAATCGGGGATTTAGTCCATTTTGACAATGTTAGGCGTGTGGGGCTTGTAATAGACAAAAAAGAGGCGCAAGCCTTCCATCCGGAGGAAAAGATTACGGATATTAAGGTCTTATGGAGTAATGGGGACGTTTTTTGGTGTTTAGACTTCACTTTACAGCAAATATCACGCTTAAAATACTAATTATCGTGTAAAAGAGGGTTAAATATGAAAATTTTGCTTGAAAACTGGCAAAAACACTTAAATGAGGCAAAACAACACTATGAAATGATTCTAGCGATCAAATCGCAGCCGGACACCTCTTTATATGGTGTTATATACAATGCGATCCGCGCTATACCAGGAATAACCATTGTCAAGACGGTGCACGCCTCTGAAAAAGACAATGCCGGCAATAAAATTTCAACCCTTAGTCTAAAATTCCTTATGGAGCCCGGCACGGGCGCAGAATATCTTACTTATATAAAAGAGAAGATCAAAGTCCTCAAAGACGAGCAGGGCGACAAGATTTTGGGCGTACGCCTCGTCCGATTACCCCAACAAATCAAATAATAACGAACATTTGTTCATAAACCTAGTTAAAAAGCATTTTTTCTGCTATAATTACTATAGGATGAAAAGGTACACATTATTAGCATCGAATATCTTCAAAAAATTCATGCTAGTGTGTTTAGCCATGGTTTTAGTGACCAGTTGCTCTAAAAAACAGGGCGGATCGGGCGGAACCATACAATATAATATTCCGGACATTCTAGTTTGGACTCCTTCCGACGCTTACATAGAATATTCCAAAAAAAAATATGAAGATGACTGTTATGACACGTGGTATTATTACTGTCCGCCTCTAGATGAGGTTTGGCGAGCCAAGGCCATTGTAGATACATGTGATGGGAACAAAATCATTGAAATGGGCGAATGTGAAGAGGTTTTAGAGTGTATTCCCACCAATGAGGTTATTCGCGAAGAAGAATGTGTTACGGCTGATGGGGTAAATGGGTTCCTTAAAGTCTATTGTCACAAAGGGTTCTTTGAGTATGGTGTTTGTGACCCTTGTATAGAAGAAATCTGTGATGGTTTGGATAATGATTGTGATGGTACCACCGACGAAGGCGAATATCCCTGTAATACTATATGCGGCGATGGCCTAGGGGTTTGTGTTGATGGGGAGGTTATAGCTTGTGATGCTCCCCTTCCGGCTGAAGAAGTGTGTGATTATGTCGATAACGATTGCGATGATTTAGTGGATGAGGGCCAATTGAACGAATGTGGCCTCTGTGGGCCCACCCCTGAAGAAATATGTGATGGGGTAGATAATGATTGCAATGGTAAGACCGATGAAGGGTTGATTGACAAATGTAATACTGTTTGTGAAGAGAATATTAATATCTGTGTGGACGGCGCGTGGTTCTGTACCGCGGAACAACCGCTCCCTGAAGTTTGCGATGGCCAAGATAATGATTGTGACGGGATGATTGACGAAGAACTCAATTGTCTGTGTACTTGGGACCAAATAGGGGTATTGTATCCTTGCGCTGAACCGCCTTTAAAGTGCGGCCAGGGGTTTAAGACATGTGAATGTGTTACTCCAGAGTGCGACGCGTTGGCCATGAGTGAGTGCCAAGCGCTTTGTGCTTATGTCCCCGCAGCGGGACCGGTACCATGTGACCCTTTGGTGGGTCAAGTTATCCTAGAAGAAGTTTGTAACAATCATGATGAAAATTGTAACCAATTAATCGATGAAAATCTGACCCAAGCGTGCTATACCGGGCCACTTGAGACCATAGATATCGGAATATGTATGCCAGGCGAGATGATCTGCGATGCTGGAGAATGGGGAAATTATGCTATGTACGGCACCGGTGAGGTTTTCGTCCCCAATTTGTGTCTAGATGAGGTAATTCCGGACGATAAAGACGCGTGTAATGGCCAGGATGACAATTGTGATGGAAAGATTGATGATGGCAAGGAAATGCAAGATACCGATATCATTTTTATTGTCGATGGGTCAGGCTCCATGGATGAAGAAATCAACGCGGTGCTCGCAGCATTCAACATTTTCTCCAATGAATTCGCCGATCAAAGCGCCGTCAAGTGGGGCTTTATATACGCCCCCACCTATCAGGCAGATTGGATCGAAAAGGCGGTTATCGTATCAGATTTAGAGCCTTTTGACACCTTTTATCAGACAATTGCCGGTACCGGGTTCCAAACACAAGGTGGCTATGAAATGCTTTATGATGTGATATACCTTCTATTTGAAGGGATTATCCCCCCATCGGCACTCCCTTATCAGAAGAAGGATCTTAAGTGGAGTTCTGCTGTGGATTCAGATCCCACGTTGCAAAGTTTTAATGTACAGTGGCGGCCGAACGCAAATCATGTAATTATAGTATTTTCGGATGAGCAGGGGCAAAGTTATCTAACATCTGATGTAGTGGCACCTGTCAATCCCAATTCCGGAGGGCCATATGGTGGTTACATTAACCAAAACATTCTCGTGAATTTAATCCCTCAAGATCCACGCCTGTCGATATATACTTTTTCTCCCTCTTATTATAAAACTGGTAATGCGGGGTGGGAAGCACTCTCAATTGCCAGCGATAAAGGAAAATGGTATCCCCTTTCCACATCCACCACGGAAATCTATAATCACCTGTCCGAAATATTGAGTGAAACCGCATGCGGGGAGGAGGCGCCTGAGACGCCATGAAAAATGCCACTTTAGCTACTCTATTTTCGATGTTTCTTATTATAGGGTGTGGCATAGAGAAAAGGATAGACAACGCAACCAGCAAGTGTGAAAGTATTGTATCCGAGGCTTTAGAGGGGTTAGAAGGTACATGTCTTACAAAGGAAGATCTCTTGGAACTGATTGCGCGCCTTCAACAGGTGGAAGGAGACGCAAGTAATTCTTGCGAGGAGGATACTCTTCGTGAAAATTAAATATTATGATCAGATCTTCGGTGTACTTTTAGTCTTTTTGATGGGATTTTGTATAATTGATGCGTTTGCGTCTGCGCTCTGGGTTAACCATAATTACGCTGATGAAGCCAACCCGCTGATGGCTGCGTTGATGGATATAGATTTAAGCCTTTTTATGTATGTGAAACTGGGGGTGACTTTTCTTAGCGGAATTATCTTGTGGAAAATACGCCAATATCCAATTGTCAAGTATGCTTTAGCTGTTTGTTTACTTATTTATGGGTATATCTTTTATAAACATGCGTGTATTGCGTACGAAGTAATTTGTTTTCACAACGCGATTGGTGAGATAACAAACGGATATTGGTAATCTATTTAAATCTATATATTTCTAGTAGTAAGCCGTTAATATAACTAATTATTGATGTTACACTATAAGGCTTCTATGCAAAATCTACAAAAACTATCCGATAATCTCGTTGCTTCTTTTATTAAGAAATTTTCTCTTACGGAGGAACCCGCGGTTGAGTTTCTAGAAGATACAGCCAACAGTAAAAACCCGCTGGGTCGCACTGCGGCCTATGAGCCCGGGACGATGAAAATCACAGTATATACGTCGGCGCGGCACCCTAAAGACATATTGCGCTCTCTGTCGCACGAACTAGTTCATCATATGCAAAATTGCCGCGGAGATCTAGGATCTGAGCATGGCGCCACGGAAGAGGGCTACGCTCAAAACAACGAACACTTGCGAGAAATGGAACGAGAAGCTTACGAATGTGGAAATTTATTTTTTCGCGACTGGGAAGACAATTTAAAGAGTAGCAATATTCAGCTTTATGAAACTATTTATAGAAGCACTAAAAACAAAGGAGATCGATCAATGTCGACAAAAGATTGGAAAAATCAAGAACTCAACACCCTCTTGATGGAAAAATGGGGCTTTAAAGCGCCCGAAAAACAAGAAATTAACGAAGATATCGTGCCCGTGGTTAACCTCATCGATAACTACGAAGGGGTACAGAAAGAATACCCCAGCGAAGAAGCTTTAGAGGAAGAAGAGGAAGCACAGATTAAAGCTGACCCACACCCTATTGACCCTCAAGCGCGTATACGCGATCTAGAAGAAGACGAAGAAGCCGCTTTGCGTGAGATGGTTTCTGGTGTAATTCAAGATATCTTGAGTGAAAAAAGTGAAGGTTGATCTCAACCGACTAACAAAACGATTCTTGTTGGGGGAGGCTAAAAGCCGACCGAGCGTACGCGCTTATGTAGAGTCTGTTGTTAATATTCTAGAGCATTTTATTCCCAAAAGCCAACGCGAAAGTCGTCAACTAAGTGTTGCGCGCCAACATCTCAACGAAATAAAGAAATTGAACCGCAAATTAGAAGAAAAAATCACGCTTTTAGAAGAACAAGTAAAGGTATTAGAAGAGGGGAAATAAATGGGCGGCGTTTCCGGACATTTAAATCATCTCTATGACAATAGAGACTTAACTTATGATGATATTGCCGATATTCTGATGAAGGCGGCCGCAGGCGAACTTGTGGGCACTGAAAAGACAGATGGTTTTAATATCTTCTTGGGTTACGTTAATGGAGAACCTCGCGCAGCCCGTAACAAGGGTGACATGGCCAAAGGCGGCATGACTTTTGATGATCTGCTCGCTCGTAAATTTCAAGGCGGCGAAAAGGCGCGGAAGGCTTATGTAGAAGCTTTTGATGCGTACGCCAAAGCCGTTAGCACGCTTTCAGAAAAAGAAATTACTTCTATTTTTGGGGAAGACGGGGAAATATTTTATAACGCTGAAATCCAAGGGCCATTGGCCGCTAATGTGATCAACTATGATGATAATGTTATCAATATTCATCGGATGGGTCATAAACGTTATAACCACGACAACAACCAGTTAGAAGTAGCTGAAAATGAAAAGGAATCGGCTGCTCTTGACGCTCTTATTGATAGGTTCGAAGCAGTACTGGCTACTGAGCCTTTTAGCGTCCGCCGAACTGCTTTTTTAGAGCTTAATAATATTACAGACGAGCGCATAATTGACGATACGCTAGCGCGCATTAAGGCTGCCGGATTGGCAGGCGATGTTACAATTGATGACCTTTTAGAAAGGGCGCTTTTACGAGAGATAAAGATACAGGTCCCCGATTTAGATGAGGAGAAGCAGCGTCAAGTCGTGACGCGGATATTAAAAAGAGAAGAGTACCTAAGTCTGACCCAGATCGGTAAGGGCTTAAGCCGCGATCTTAAAGATCAGATTACCTTATTTGTTAAAGAAAGCGCGCCCGGGCTCATCAAGAGCAAAATGTGGCCCATTGAGGCGGCGATACATGACTTTGCTGTGGAATTGTTGCGTGGACTGCACAGCGCTTATGTTTTAGACAATGAACATGAGGTGGCCAAGTTAAAAACAGAAGTTGAAGCCGCGATTCGCGCAATTCAAAAGTATCAAGGGCCCTATAAGGACGAAGCGCATGACATATTACGTCGCCAATTAGAAAAATTAAAACATCATGATAATGTCGACACTGTAGTGGAAGGGTTTGCTTTTCAATACTGTCACAAAGGCGGGGATTGCGCGATGTATAAATTTACCGGCAATTTCGCCCCCATTAATCAGTTATTAGGTTTATTTAAGTACGGTAGGGGTAATATGCCTCCAATGAGCTTAAACGAGCAGACTGATAGAATAGAGAACATCGTGGGTATTTACCCGGGTAGATTTCAGCCCATGGGGCGCCACCATGCGGAAGTTTTTCGAAAAATTCAAGACGAAAGGGGCTACGACCATACCTTTATAGCGACATCGGGTAAAGTCTCGCCACCGCGCTCTCCTTTTGACTTCTCCGATAAACAAGTGATTGCGTCTCAGCACGATATTGCTTCTTCTCGGGTGGTAAACACTAAAAACCCTTATAAGGCACTAGAAATTCTTGAGGATTTTGATCCCAATACTACGGCCGTTATATACTACGTGGGGGCTAAAGATATGGCCGAAGATCCTCGCTTCGCAGCTTTGGGCGGCGTAAAGAAGGACGGTTCTCCCCGCTATCTTCGCGAATACCACAGAGGTGAAGACCTGGAAGGTTGGGGCAAGCATGGTTATATCGCAATTGCCCCCCATGTTTCGATTGACATCCCCGAAGTGGGAGAAATGTCAGGTACTAATCTGCGCAGTGCGCTTGAACACGCAGACGAAGAAACGTTTGAAAAAATAATGGGCTTTTATGATCCTGAAATATATGATATAATTAAAGATAAGCTTGGTACAGCCAATATTGAGGAGGCCCAGTATCATCTGGGCATTTTTCGTGGGCTGATGGAAGAAGTGATAGAAGAGACGGATATGTTTGGGTCATTTCAACCCGGGTTGAGCAATCCTCCCTATGTGGGAAAACGCCGCGTATCCGGCGATGAGGACGAAGAGGAAGAAGATCTGGAAGAAATATCTGCCATGGGCGCGGGTGCCGTCGCAGGCGGTTCGGGGAAAAAAGAAGAAGAAGACGAAATTGTTAATGAATTCTACAACTATTTACTAAACAACCTTGAGGGCTAAAATATGATTGATCGCGATGAAATGATTAACGAAATAAAAGAAGAGAAGCGTTTACGCCAGTTAATTCGAAAAGACTTGAAGCGCTTTTTAGAGAATAAAAAAGCGGATGTCCTAAAAGAAAGCAAAACAGAGCAGCGTCTCCGCGCCATTGTGCGCAAATTAGTTGTAGAAGCTGCTAAAACAGATGTACCCGATGCGCAGCCCCACCAAAATACGGGCATTAACGTACTAGAGGAACTGCTGAGAAATATTATCCCTATTGTTGAAGAAGGGTACAAAGCGCTTACTAGCGCAAGCGAACAGCGCACCTCGTTCCGTTCGCACATCCTAAACGCTATTGAAAATACCCTCAAGCCGGTTGAAGTTGTAGCAGATCTAGATTCAGAAGAGGCTGCAGTGGCCGAAGAGCCTTTGGAAGAACAAGATCTTACGATTAACGTAGACGACGACGGTTCGGAAGATAAATTTATTCCTGTTCGTGATGTGGACATGGAAGACGAAGAGACAGAAGAAGAGGAAGAGGATACTTTCACCATCGCTGGTGAAGACTTAACAGGAAGAAACTTTGCCTCAATTACCTTTAACAAAGTGGAAAAACAGATCCTCGACGCTTTTGAGAGCTTGGCCAATGCGGAAGATCGAGATCTGTTTTATGATTACTTACTGACGAATCTTAAGCTCTATTTTGATAAATTTGAAGAGGAGCTTCAAATCACAAGTAGCGAACCAGAATCTCCCGATTACGAAGGCGACGAGACCCCCCTTGACGTCGATGCCGAGGAAACCGAAGAATTCGCAATTTAACCCTTTACTTAATTCTCAAAATGTGATATAATCAAACTAAATACTTAGTATTATTAGGTATTTCTCTTATTTAGTATGACTTGGAAGAAAAGAACTAAATACTATGGTTTATATGAAAATTATAGTATAATTAACAAATTTAGTAAAGAAGATAAATTAAATAAACAAGTATTAAACTCTATTAACAATTTATCTTTAGAAGATCTTATAGCTATTAAACTAGAGCTTTCAACTAGGGCGCTGGGCGGTAAATATTATGGCATGCCGTTATGGCACTCTATGCGCGCTATAACTTCGGAGGCTGTACTTAAAACCGCGGTGAGTATCTGTAGATCTAAAAAAGAAAGTTCAAAATTCCTAGGAATTGACTATACTGATTTTAGAAAACTAATTAAGAAATTCGATATTGAATCGTTTTTTGAAAATGAAAGAAATGGGGACGAAACGGCTTCGACAGAGAACGAGACTGATTAACGTGCAAGACTGTGTAAGTATCACAGCCAAAATACTTAACCTTTATAAAAGCCAACGATAACGTTGAATTTGATTACGCCTTAGCGGCATAACCAGGGGGCTGCTGATTGCCTTCTTATAAAAAATCAGTAAAAAGGGATTTTTAGTCACCTTACGACTAGATATTTTTGGCAGCCGACGCCATTAAGAGCGGTAAATGGATTCCCTGATAGGATATTAGGTGGTTGGTACAACGGCGGTAATTGTATCTATTCTTGTGAATGACGTGATCAGTATTGCTTTTTGGACTTGGGTTCGACTCCCAACGTCTCCACCATTTTTAACTATTTTTTATCCCCCCTTATACTACTTATATTAACATATTCACAGGAGAAATCATCATGAGTGACGATTGGGATATCGAGGAGTACGAAGACATTGAAGAAGAGGTGGAAGAAATTTCCACGACAGATGAGCCTCATCTTGTACCAATACGAGAAGATGAAAGCTGGTCCCTCCCTAAAGAAGATTCTTTAGGATTTGATGACTTTGATTTCGCAGAAGCCTATAGCGATGATCCATCTCCTGACGAAAAAATGCTAGCCCCCAACGTGGCTCCAAGCGCAATTAATTGTGCGTTTTTGGGCATCGGCGGTGGTGGCGGCAAAATGGCCAAAGCTTTTCTTGACTTAGGGTTTAATAAAACCCTTTTGATTAACACCACAGAAAAAGATCAACCAGATGGAGTTGCTCCGGAGAATTTTCTTTTGATTCCCGGCGCAGACGGCGTTGGAAAAGATATAAAGCTTGGAAAACAAGTACTTGGCGACAATAGCGCTTTAGTTGAGCATGCGTTACGAACTCGTATTGGCAAAGTTGATTGGCTTTTTGTGCTGATTGGCGGAGGCGGTGGAACCGGGAGCGCTTCTTATGAGCTTCATAAATCCTTAAATCGATATTTGTCATCTATTGAGGCGACCGGCAAAGTTATATATATTATAAGCAAACCGTCCGCGCAGGAGCTTTTAAATCCCACGATTAAATCAAATTCAAATAAAGTACTCCAAGATGTTAAAAAAGATCCTCATATAATTATCGACAACGAAAAGCAGCTTCACCTTCTGCGGGGAAAAGTTGGCATGCTGAACATGTACCCGGCCGCCAATTTAAATTTTGCCAAACTATTTGCGCAGGTACTTAAGCTGGCGACGGAGGCTTCTCCCATCCAAGCTTTCGATTCAAAAGATTTAGAGAAATGTCTTGCCACCCCAGGCCGGATGCTCTTAGGAAGCACCGTAGTAAGAAACCCCAGCGCACCCGACTTAGGATCCACTGTATTCCAAGGATGCTTAAACGCTTCCCCGTGCTCCAAGCCTACTCGGCAGCCTAAAATGGGGGTGTTACTTTTAGTTACCACTCCAGAGATGGCTAATGATCCAGTTATCAGTAATCAACTTGAAGCCGCCTTTTCTTATGTCGGCGGCCGCACAGAAACTTTGTTTTCAGGGGTGTATATAAAAGAGCCCCTCCCTGGTTTAATTGCAATGACGCTTTTAGGCGGAATGTAATTTCTTAACTTTAAATTAAAGATGTTGTATAATCTACGTAACAAACCATAGAGGTGAATTATGGAAGAAACTCCCACTAAAAGCTGGAAAACGCTCGGTATTTTTGAATCTTACGAAGAAGCCGCCGCAAAGAAGGAAGAAGTGTTGGCAGATAACGACTTGGTTAAAATAAAGAGGTGCGGCAAGTGCGGATCCAATTATAGAGTTAAGATATGGAACGAAAAGCCGAAACCAAAAGCCAAAAAGAAAAAGAAGAAATAAGAGGTCGCATGCGCAAAAATATTTTAATTGTCGGCACCGGAACCATTGGTGAGCCGCTTATTGGAATTCTGGCAGACTTTAGAAAAAAATTAAATATTGGACATGTGATCTTTCACAAGCGTACCCCTTTAGTGGACGAAGTGGCAAAAGTTAATAGTCTGATAAAAAGAGGGGCGAGACTCGCTGTAAATGAGGAGCTAATTCCAGTTTTTAAAGAGTTAGGTCATGATGTGGCATACGATTTTCAGACAGCTTTAAAAGCGGCGCACGTTGTGATTGACTGTACACCGGCTGGGAACGAACACAAAAAAGAACATTATGTAAAATACCCAGAAAAAGTTTTCATAGCTCAGGGAAGCGAAAAGAATTTTGGAATTCCATATGCTTTTGGGATCAATGACGAAGCATTAAAAGATTCGGACTCAAATTTTGTGCAGGTTGTAAGTTGTAACACCCATAATATATGTTCCCTGGTTAAAACTATTGCGCCCAACGAGACAGATTTGGTCAAAGCGGATTTTGTGTGTATAAGGCGCGCCAATGATATCAGCCAAAAGACCTCCTTTATACCATCACCAGAAGTGGGCAAACATTCAGATAAAAGTTTTGGCACACACCACGCGCGAGATGCGCAAGATGTTTTCGCGACAATGACAAAACATATGAATCTGTTTTCCAGTGCCATGAAACTTAACACTCAATATATGCATATTATTCGTTTTAACATGCGGATAAAAGGGCATCACTCTGTAGAGTCCATCACAAAGGCCTTCGAAGCCAATAAATTTACAGCCCTAACTCACAAAACTTCAGCAAATCGAGTGTTTTCTTTTGGTCGTGATCACGGGTATTATGGCAGAATATTCAATCACACGGTCGTCTCTATCCCCTCCCTTCACACCCTTACTTATCAAGGTGACACTATTGTTTCCGGATTTTGTTTTACCCCTCAAGACGGCAATTCATTGCTTAGTAGCTGTTCTGCCGCGCTATGGTGGTTATGTGGCGACGCTTATATTGAGCACATGAAATCTTTTGATGACTATCTATTTACTGTTATATGAGCACAAATATCCGGGAAGTAAATTATGTATGCGACCCTACGGGAATCTCCATTAAGGTCGAATACGTTCCACTCCAAGCCGGCAACCGCATTACTTTCTATGTTGATAAACAGCCAATCTTCCAAAGAGTCTATCGGGCTTATCCTACGCCCAAAAAAGAAGATTTTCACCTTTTTACTGAAAATTGTTGCGAAATGTTTTTCAGGCATATGGACGAAGACATCTTCTCCGGAGCGGCCGCCCCAAAAGATTATTTAAGGGCAAAGTATCTCCATCAGCATATACGCATTGTTTATAATAAGGCGGGAACGTCTATTTGGAAAAAGTAAACCTATAGTTTGTGCGCGGCGAAAACGTCTTTCAGTTCTAAGACACTCATTACAGATTTATAAGTCTCATACTTGATAATGTTTTTGCGAATAAACTCATGTATGACGTCATAGCGTGCTGACAAAACAACTTGGGGGAATTTGACATACACAGAATGGAGAACCCCCACTAGTTCTCCCTTTTCGTTGAGAATCATTGATCCGCTACTTCCAGGGTTTGCCGGCAAAGAATAAAATGCGTACAAGCTGGCTTTGCCATTATACACACCCTCAAACATGGGGACCATGTTCGGTTGATATATGCCCCTTGGCGCGCCAATATTATATACGGTATCGCCTGGTTTGGGCTCTGTATTAGATATTTTTATTACAGGAATATTGATGAGGCCCTTGATATAGATCAAACATATATCATTTTTGATGTCGGAAGCTAGGACAACAGCTTTGTACTCGTCGCCCATAAGACTCGTTACTGTATATGTAGAAACATGCTTAATAGGGGTGGAAGTTTGTGGAAGACTAGTATCGCACACATGCGCGGCTGTTATTCCATAGGATCCATCGGGGGTAGCTTTGATGACAAAACCGGAGGCCATAGAATTTAGTTCTTGTTTAAGGCACCGGTGATCGCCGCATTGCTCAAGCACCACTTTTTTCTCTAGATATAAAAAGGATTGCCGCGCTTGGCCAAGGACGACGTTTTTTGGGGCAGTAGCGCCACAGGAGAATATACTAAACATTAATACGCATAATAAATATGTTATTGGTTTAATGTTTGTATTCCCTCCGATCACAATGGGACCCTCTTATAATAACTATGAGAAAAAAAAACAATTGTTTTGTTTTTGAAGAAAAAAACAGAAAACTATTTACTTGGAGAGTCCCATATGGCAAAAAATATATATGTTCTGGATACAAGCACGTGCCTAACTGATTCTAATAGCATTCGAGCCTTCGCCGGCAACGACGTTGTGCTTCCTTTGAAAGTTCTAGAAGAAATAGATAGACACAAGAAAAGACAAGACAGCGTTGGTGTTAATGCCCGCGCCGTAATTCGCCGCTTAGACAGTCTTCGTGAATTTGGGAGCCTATATAAAGGTGTGAAAATGGGCGCTGGCCGCGGCAAGCTATACGTTAAATTATGTGTTAACGATGATTTACCGCCCGATTTGGACCTTAATATTCCGGATAACGAGATTATAGGGGTGGCATTGAACCAAAAGAGTGCGCGCCCGCGCACCAAGGTTATTGTAGTTACGCGCGATATTAACATGCGGGTAAAGTGCGATGCGCTGGGATTAGCCACCGAAGATTATCTTACAGATCAGGTGATCCAGGATACGAGCCACATATACACAGGCTATATAGAGCATTTAGTGGATGATCCTGTTATTGATAGGTTTTACGCGGGGGAAGACATCTTCATTGAAGAGGAAGATCTAGCCCTCCAACCTAATCAATTTATAATGCTTGTGTCCAACCAAAACGAAAAGAAAACGGGGCTAGCAAGGTTTATCACGTATAGTACGCCTCTTCGTCGTATCAACGAAAGGATCCAGAACCCACTTTGGGGAGTCAAGCCACGCAACAAGGAGCAGATATTTGCCCTCGACCTCCTGCAGGACAAATCTATAGATGTGGTAACACTAGTTGGCCAGGCCGGCTCAGGAAAGACTTTATTAGCCATAGCAGCAGGCCTCCATCAAGTTATGGAAAATGAGACATACCGACGCCTTGTGATTTCGCGGCCAATTCAACCACTAGGAAAGGATATTGGTTTTCTACCGGGTACCCTAGAAGAAAAAATGCTTCCGTGGCTGGCCCCAGTACAAGACAACCTTCAATTTTTGCTAGGAAATGATAAGGCTGCGCTTGAAATGTATATGGCGGATGGTACGATTGAGGTCGAGGCGCTTACGTATATCCGCGGTCGATCAATTTCCAATGCTTTCATTATAATTGACGAGGCTCAAAATCTTACTGCTCATGAATTGAAAACCATTATTACTCGTGTGGGCGAAAACACTAAAATAGTTTTAACCGGCGATATCGAACAAATTGATAATGTTTATATTGATGAAACCTCCAATGGTCTCACACACGCAGTAGAAAAATTTAAATCTTACGAAATTTCAGGCCACATCGCCCTAGTAAAGGGCGAACGTTCTAAGATCGCTTCAATCGCAGCAAAAATCCTTTAAAAATTAGAAAAAAATAAATATAATATTTATATTGACTTGGAGAAAAATATGAGTTATAATAATGATGAGAACCCGGACCTTTTAAAGAAAGTGGAAGGGGATACCGAGCTAAAAAAGTGGCTCGTTTCGTATGTGGGAGAAAAGACAGAACCAGAGAATGGGGAAGTTAACGTCGAGATGATAATTAAGACTATAGCTGAGGAGTTTCCTGAGTTTCTTTTGGTTGTCGCAGAGGAGAACTTTATTCGCGGCTATCAACAAGCATTGGCAGATGTTGAAGAAGGCGAAAAACTTTTCAGAGAATATAATGAAAAAACACATTCAGGATAACAATGAAAAGATCAAACGGGAGTTCAAGGAAAACACAGTCTTTGGAAAACCGGTTTATGTGCTGGAACCTCTCTCGTCGGAGGTGGATCTAGACTTGGTATTGGCAACCCTAGGGGCTAAAATTCCCCAATCTTTAGCTGATAATTTTGACAATATATATATAGGAGAATTTGACGACTTCTCTGAAAATGGCAAGCATTTTAATGCCCTCTATAAGGACGGAACTATATATATTTCCAATCATCAAGACGATGCTGAAGATATGGTAGACGATGTGGTTCATGAAATCGCACACTCCCTGGAGGCGCGAAATTATGATGATATTTACGGAGATGAAAGTCTAGAGAGAGAATTCCTGGCAAAAAGGAAGCACTTGTATCACTTACTTCCCGCTTCAAAGCGCGCTAACATGGTATATTTTTTAAACCCTGAATATGATAAAAGCTTTGATATGTACCTTTATAGAGATTTAGGATATGATTCCTTGAGGGGATTAACCGCGGAGTTGTTTTACTCTCCTTATGCGATTACAGCCCTCAAAGAATATTGGGCTAACGGGTTCGAACATTATTTTTTAGGAGACCAGCGCAAGTTGAAAGACATTAGCCCAGTATTATATAATAAAATTCAAGCCTTGGTTAATACCAAGAAGGAAGAAAAAAATGAAGTTTAAAGCAAAAGAGAAAGAAGGAAGGCTATATGTTAGCGCTACTATCCACGCAGCGCGCTTACATGAGCCTTCAACTAGTATTTCCACCCGAGATGTTATTGGCTGGGTGGCCAAGCACCACCCGCGTTACAAGGGTGCTTCTCTTTTAAAAAAAGGGGCTGCTTATAACGGCGCCACTCAAAAAGAAAGAACGGGGATCTGGATCTTTGCGCTAAAGGTCAAAACTAAAGCTTCTCCCCCTCCATCTTCAACCTCTAAGAAAACTCCACGTAGCTAGAGAGCAGCCCATGACACACATATCATATTCCGCATTAAAAGAATGGGTGACATGCCCATGGAAGCATAAGCTCAATTATATTGAAAAACGTAAAGAGTTCAAGGGAAACGAGTTTACTGCTTTTGGTACAGCCCTCCACACTGTATGCGAAAATATGGTTAAAGAACACAGTGGTGCCTCGGTCCCTGCTTTCGATCCTAAAGAAATGTTTCAAAAGGAGTTCTTAAAAAACCTTCAACAGATTAAATCAGAGGACACCACGATTGAGTTTAGAGCAGATCTCATTGCTAGCATGCGCTTGCAAGGAGAGACTTTGACGGATTATATTTTGCCCGGGCTGAAAAAAACTTTTGGGACTTTTGAATTGATATCGGTTGAAGAAGAACTATACGAATCAATGCCGGAAACAGATCTTAAATTTAAAGGCTTTATAGACCTGATTATTAAAACCAAAGATGACAAGTATCATATTATTGATTGGAAGACCTGTTCATGGGGTTGGGATAATCGGCGTAAGACAGACAAAATGGTTACATATCAACTAACACTGTATAAGCATTTTTGGTGCGCCAAGCATAACATGGCTTTAAAAGATGTACAGACCCATTTTGCTTTATTAAAAAGAACAGCAAAATCGAATCTCGTTGAGATCTTTGAAGTTTCCAATGGAGCAAAAAAAATTCAAAACGCTCTTAAATTGTTAAACAAAGCGCTTTATAATATTAGGAAGTCCAATTTTGTTAAAAACAAGCTTTCTTGTCATGGCAGATTTGGCATATGCGAATACTATAAAACTGAACATTGTACATGAGGGACGAATGGATAAAAAAATAAAAATTTTAACACTTGGCGATATGCCGCTTTCTCCATCCGGGGTAGGCACACAAACCAAATACATGATTGAATCGATTCTTAGGACAGGTAAATATGAAGTGGTGTCTTTAGGAGGTGCTGTGAAGCATCCTAATTATGATCCCATTAAAACTAAAGAGTTTGAAGACGATTGGGTTATCTATCCCGTCGACGGGTACGGTACTCAGGAGATGATTCGATCAATTATGCGCTCACACAAACCTGATATCCTCTGGTTTATGACCGATCCGCGATTCTGGGGCTGGCTGTGGGAGATGGAAAATGAAATCCGCCCTCACATGCCCATGGTCTACTATCACGTATGGGACAATTATCCTTATCCGGATTTTAATAAAGTTTTTTATGATTCCAATGACGTGGTTTTGGCGATTTCGAAGGTAACCGAGGACGTTGTAAAGACCGTATCCCCAACAGTAGACTGCCGGTACGTTCCGCACTCAGTTGATACAAGCGTGTTCTCCCGCCTCGAAAAAGAGCACGTCGAAGAGTTTAAGAAAAGCGCGCTGGGAGAACACTACTCACCGGACAAGATGGTTTTCTTTTGGAATAATCGGAACGCTCGACGAAAACAGAGCGGGTCTTTGATCTTTTGGTTTGGGAAGTTTTTAGAAAAAGTAGGGAAAGACAAGGCATGCTTAGTTATGCATACCGAGGTTAAAGATAACCATGGTCAAGATCTAGAGGCAATCATCAACAATTTGGGGCTTGATAATGGAGAGGTGCTATTTAGTCAACAGAAGGTTGACCAGCACAGGCTAGCATTGATGTATAATTCAGCTGACTGTACCATTAACGTATCCGATGCCGAAGGTTTTGGCCTCGCAACCTTAGAGTCGCTAGCATGCGAGACTCCGATTATTGTTACTATGACAGGCGGCCTTCAAGAGCAAGTAACCGACGGTGAAAATTGGTTCGGCGTTGGTCTAGAGCCAACTTCGAAGGCAATTATTGGATCCCAATCGATCCCCTATATTTACGAAGATCGCTTGTCAGAAGAAGTAGTAGTTGACGCTCTTGTGGAAATGTATAATAAAACCACAGAAGAACGAGCAGCCCTAGGCGCCGCCGGCAGAGCGCATGTACAAAAGAACTATAATTTTGAAGATTTCTGTAGCAATTGGGATAAGATTCTTACAGATATTCATGAGAAACTAGGATCCTGGGAGACGCGAAATGCACCCCAGGCTTGGACAGTTGAGGAGGTAGCCTAATGAAAGTATTAGTAAAAGGCCCAGCGCTGACTCGTACCGGGTACGGCGAACATGCTCGGTTTGTATTGCGCGCATTGCGCAAAGTCGAAGGAATAGATATATATTTTGCCCCTACTGAGTGGGGACAATCTAGTTGGGTCTGGGAAGACACCGAAGAACGACAATGGCTTGACTCCTTGGTTGGCAAAACGGTTCAACTTCAACAACAACAGTTGCCTATTGATATGAGCATCCAAGTGGGAATTCCAAATGAGTGGGAGCGTATTGCCCCTATTAATATTGGTGTAACCGCAGGAATAGAAACTACCAAAGTGGCACCTGTATGGCTCGAACGCGCAAACATGATGGATGAGGTCATAACGGTTTCTTCTCATGGAAGAAATAGCTTAGTTGGCACTGAATACGAGGGCACCCACAAAACTACCGGACAGCAGATTACTTTGAGATGTAATCCAAACGTAGAAGTGGTACACTACCCTGTAAAAAATTATAAGAAGGTCGACTTGGACTTATCTTTAACGACAAAGTTTAACTTCTTGACCATGGCCCAGTGGGGCCCTCGAAAAAATGTGGAAAATACAGTCCGCTGGTTCGTGGAGGAATTTATTGACAATCCTGATGTTGGCCTCGTTGTTAAAACCTTTTCGAAGGGCGGATCCCTGCTTGATCGAAGAATGGCAATGAACACACTTCGGAAACTACTCTCTCCCTATCCTGCTCGACAATGCAAGGTATACCTGTTACATGGAGATATGTCTGAAGAGGAGATCCATTCCCTTTATATCTCTCCCACAATTAAGGCCTTTGTTTCCCTGGCCCATGGCGAAGGTTTTGGCCTCCCTCATTTCGAGGCCGCTTATTCCGGGCTTCCGGTTCTAGCGCCTGAGTGGAGTGGATACTTAGATTTTCTCTGTATGCCTAAAAAAGACAAGAAAGGCCGCGAGAAGATGCGCCCCCATTTTGCCACCGTTGGGTGTGACATTGGCCCTGTCCAGCCCGAGGCTGTATGGGAAGGGGTGATTCAAAAAGACTCCATGTGGTGTTTTCCCCAGCAAGGTTCTTACAAGATGCGCCTGCGAGAAGTATACAAAGACCATGGCCGCTATAAGTCTCAAGCCAAAAAGCTTCAAAAGTGGATCCTAAAGAACTTTTCTGAGGAAAACCAGTATGCGAAGATGGCGGCGGTTATCGAGAGACATCGAACAGATGTGGCATGGGGGCGCACCTTAGACGAAGTAGAAATCGCGTGAAAAAAGTAGCTTTTGTGGCCGACATTTTCCGAGACCAATATCTTGGGGGCGGTGAATCAAATGACAGCGTCTTAATTAACCACCTTGCTTTTCAGAATATTCATATAGACAAGATTCAATGCGCAACCGTCACAGACAAAACCCTCTCTCAGTATGACACATTTATACTTGGAAATTTCACGCAACTCCCCGAATATTTTAAACAAGAGCTTCGTCAAAAAAAATATATTATCTATGAACATGATCACAAATATGTAAGAACCCGAGATCCGAGCGTTTTTCGCGATTTTGTTGTACCCGCCGAACAGTTGATCAATCAAGATTTTTATAGAAATGCTCATGGAGTGGTGGTCTTGAGCGATATATGTAAAACAATAATGGAGAACAACCTTCAAATTACTAACGTATATAATATCGGTTGTAGTCTCTGGGAGGATTCGAAGCTAAAATACATCCAGTCGCTCATGGGGGTTGCAAAAACTAGAGAATATGCTATACTTAAATCTAGGAACCCTGTTAAGGGATATTACCAGGCGGCGGAGTATTGTAAAAAAAACAATATCTCTTTTGATGATATCGAACCTTGCGGAGAAAAAGAACTTTTAGCGCAACTAGCGCAGTATAAAGTGTTGGTTTTCTTTCCTCAAGTGTTGGAGACTTTTTGTCGCCTAGCTGCGGAAGCCAAGATGCTTAACTGTAAACTTCTTACAAAGAAAAAAATGCTAGGCTTCGCCAGCGAGGAATGTTTTACGTTGAGTGGCGAAGAGTTGCTCGCGGATCTTATTTCCCGACGCGGGCGCGCATATGAATTGTTTATGGCATTACTACAAGAGAAATAATATAATGAAAGAAGCTCCATCCATAGTTGTTATTGCCTCTGACCACAACGGGTTTACCCTCAAAGCCCAAATTAAGAAGTATCTAAAAGAGCACGGCATTGTTCCCCTAGACTTGGGCCCCCACCAAGAAGATATAAAAGTAGATTATGTTGACTACGCGGATCAACTTTCTCACATTATCACGGATGGAGAGGTTGCCAAAGGTATTTTAATTTGTGGCACTGGCGTGGGCATGAGCATTGCGGCCAATAGACATGAAACAGTACGCGCTGCTTTAATACACAACGAGTTTACAGCCCCTAAGTGCCGCGAGCATAATAATGCTAATGTACTTTGCCTCGGAAGCTGGCTCACTCCCTATCAACAAGTGCAACATATTTTGGATTCATGGTTCGGCACCGACTTTGGGGAGGGACGCCATGTTAAGCGAATAGAAAAGCTTTCTAAAAACAAAGGGGAAAAGATTGTTTTTACCAACGGTGTGTTTGATATCATTCATACGGGTCATATTGAACTATTGAGGTTCGCGAAGAGCTTGGGCAACAAGCTCGTGGTTGGCATTAATTCGGACGCAGCGGTACGAGAATTTAAAGGCCCATCAAGGCCTATTAACACAGAGTCCGATCGCAAAAAAGTCTTAGAGTCCTTGGCGCCAGTGGATCAGGTTATTATATTTGATAATGTGGATCCACACGATACGCGCGAATCTATTCAACCAGACATCCTCGTAAAAGGGGGGGAATGGACAGCCGACGAAGTGCGCGAACGAGACAATGTATCCGCGGATATTGAAATAAAGATCTGCCCTTTTGTCGACAATTACTCTACCACTGAAATTATTAAAAAAGCGCGGTCTAAAGAGACATGGAAGAAATAATTAAATCCTTCAAAAATGTTCACGTTTTGGTCATTGGAGACAGCATCCTTGATGCCACTATTCATGCGGACGCGGCTGGGCTTTCTTTGGAAAGCCCCACTCTTAAGGCGGTCGAAACTTCGAAGGAATACTCTTTTGGTGGCGCGTACAACGTAGTAAAAAATATATTAGCCCTTGGCGCACAATGTACATTTGTAACTCTCGTGGGTAATGACGAATATCGGCACACCCTGGAAGAGCACAAAGAGGAGCGCCTTAATTTCATAGGGTTATATGAAGAAGAATATGAAAATATTGTTAAAAGCCGCTATTGGATTGCGCATGGCGACACTGCCTATAAACATCTTCAGGTGAACAGAGGCGGTGGCCTAGCGGAGTTATCTGCGCACAATATAGAAGTGCTCCAACGTGCGCTGGAAGAAGAGTATGATAGGGTAGTATTGGTTGATTATCGCGGCGGCCTTTTAAGCGCGCCAATTGTGAGGATCGTGAAGGAAAATAGCACTGCGCCCATTATAGCGAGTTCTCAAACTTCAACGCACACCTCTAATCATTTATTGTACAAAGACGTTGATTTGATTTGTCTCAACCAAGCGGAGTTCACCGACAATTGCGCAATTCACACGGCCAATGTACGCGAGTTGCAAAAGCTATTCAATGCTAATCTATGTATAACCCGCGGTGACGAGGGCGCCCAACTAGTTTTAGACCGGATATGGGACGTTTCGGCCCTTGATTCCATACGCGTCGTAGATACATGTGGAGCAGGCGACAGTTTTTTAGCCCTCCTCAGCATGACTGATTACAAACGCCGCCCGGTCGAGGCCCTGAAGCTGAGTAATATATGGGCAGGTTTGGCGGTCCAGCAACGCGGCAGCGGTACTCCTGCTTACGAAACGTTTAGAGACTATGTTAAAAAAATTAATTAAAACAAATCAGGCCCTTATTAACGAAGGACTCGTCATTTTAACTTGGGGGAACGCCAGTTGTCGAACTAAATCGGGCGACCGCATGTACATCAAGCCATCGGGAGTGCCTTTTGAGGAACTAATGACTAGGGATATAGCGACAGTGGATCTGAAGACCGGTCGCCACCTGAAAGGTAAAAAGCCATCGGTGGATACTCCCACTCACTTGGCCCTGTATAACGCGTTTCCCGCAATCAATAGCATAGTACACACTCATTCCAAGTATTGTACTATTTTTGCCCAGGCCAAGTTGGACATTCCATGCTTTGGCACTACCCATGCTGACTATTTTTATGGCCCTATTCCAGTGGTGGAAGACTTGACGGAAGAAGAAATCCAAACGGACTATGAGAAGAATACAGGTTTGAAAATTATAGACCATTTTACTACAAGAAATATTTCACCCATGTCGGTGAAAGCGGCTCTTTCGCCGGCACATGGAGTGTTTGTGTGGGGGAGTTCAATGGAAGAAGCGCTTGAGTGCGCCATTGTTTTGGAAAATATCGCAGAAATGGCGTATAAAACTCTGGTATTAACGCGCCCAATGCGCTATAATAGAACTGTAACCTGTGATTCAGCATTGCTAGACAAACATTTTTTGCGCAAACATGGAGATAAAAAATATTATGGCCAATAAGGGCACCGACATTCTCTATGGAATTCAAAACGTTCCCATGAAAGCCCCATCTCTTCCTGTGGTTGAGAAATATTGGGGGGACATGAGGACATTAGCTCAGGGTCCCGATTATACTGTAAAGCGAATCTTTATGCGCAAAGGGACACAAAGCAGTTTGGAATATCACGTTAAAAAAGAAGAATCTTATTATATTGAACGTGGGATTCTCAAGGTAGGTATGCGCATTGGACGCGCAAAGAATACTTCATTGATTTTAAACGAGGGGGATCTTTTTCACATTCCTGTCGGCCTCATGCATATGCGCATGGCTGTAACAGATTGTGTAATAATTGAAACCTCAACACGCGATGACGACGGCGATTCTCATATTGTTGAGGATGGCACCACATATGTACACACGGAGGATACCGAATGAAATACTTTTTAGACACCGCAAATTTAGTTGAGATTGAAGACGCTCTTAAAAAGGGAGTGATTCGCGGGGTGACAACCAACCCTTCATTGTTAGCCAAAGAGCCTAAAGCAGACTTCTTTGAGCACATTAAAAAGATCGCGTTTTTATGTAGCACGTATGGAAATGTTCCGCTGAGCGCAGAAGTTTTTGCGCAGGAGCCTTCCGCGATGCTCCACCAAGCCTTTGAAATGAAAGAAAAAATTGGGTATTCCAATCTTAATATTAAAATCCCCATTGGCTATGAGGAACTCCAAGTTGTACACGACTTAACGGAAGCGGGCATAGAAGTTAATTGTACGTGTTGTTTCTCAGCAACACAGTTACAGTTGGCCGCGCATGCTGGGGCGCGCTATGTATCTTTATTTTACAATCGCCTTTTGGATGTTCAAGGAAACCCAGCTAAGGTTCTTCAACGTACGCGTCAAGTTATTAATATTAATAATTTAAATTGTGAAATTATTGCCGGCAGCATTCGCAATGCTTATGATGTCGAAGACGCATGGGCGAACGGTGCGCATATTGTCACTGCGGGTTATAAAGTTTTGGTAGCGGCGACTAAGCATCCCAAAACCGATGAATCCGTCGAAGGGTTTTTAAAAGATTTCTCTCATTGGATAGAATAATGACGTATGTGTTTGATATTGATGGAACAATTTGCGCCACCGAAGGAAGCGATTATGAGAAGTCCACACCTCACCGGGATCGCATCCAAAGGGTAAACTCCCTTTATGATGCTGGTCATACTATTATCATGCTCACGGCCCGCGGCATGGGGCGCACCAATCAGAATGAATTAGAATCTTATCGGCTCTTATATGATTTCACTTATCAGCAATTGAGAGAGTGGGGGGTTCAGTTCCACAAGCTAATGCTGGGGAAACCGGCCGCTGATTTTTACATCGACGACAAAGCAATTAACGACGGGGAGTTTTTCGAAAAATGAAAATACTATACGCAGCTAGGTTCGACAACGAGGGAGTATCCTCTAATACCTCTCAATTTCGGGGATTACAGAAGCTAGGACACACCGTTATCCCTTATAGCACCCCGCACCGCCAAGAGGCGCTAGGATACGCAGCTTGTAACGATGAAATAGTAAATACGGTAAAAGAAGAAAAGCCTGATTTGGTTATCTTTGCCAAGGCCACGGGCGTCGCTCTTAAGGTTTTTAAAATATGTCGCTCAATGACAGCGCTATGCTATTGGTTCCCGGACCCTCTCGTAACCTATAATACCCCGGAATTTATTGAAAAAACTAAAAATTGCGATTATTTTTGTTGTGACAAAGAGAATGTACTTCAGGAAGCAAAGAAATACAACCCTCATGGGTTTTTAGTGCCTGATGGTTTTGATTCGGATCTAGAGTTCCCAAAGGATTTGGAGGAAGATATTGATGTGTCATTCATTGGGAATCTCTATGGAGAACGTCGAAGAAAAATCGAACAAGTGACTGCCGGTGTAGAAGTCATATCAAATGCTTTTGGCGAAAAACACTCAGAAATTGCTAGCCGCAGCAAGATTAATTTAAATTTTTGTACGACTGCCGGTGCTTCTGACAGGATTTATAAGCTTTTGGGAGCCAAAGGGTTTGTTTTATCCGACGATTGGGAAGGTCGCGAAAAAACCTTTCAAGATGGCGAACATCTTGTTATTTTTGAAGATATTGACGATTTAAACGCGAAAATTGACTATTATTTAGAACATCCAGAAGAGCGCCAGCGAATTAGTACAGCCGGACATCAGGAAGTACAAAAGTATACGCGTGATCAATGGGCTGTGCGAGTGGTGAAACATTACGAAGAGCAGCTAGAAAAGAAAGCTTTTCAAGTACAAAAGCCCAAGGTTTTGATTGCGGGGCCTTGGATAGGGGAGTTTGGCTGGGAATTGTTTGCGTGGCAGGCGTATATACGCGAACTGTCGCAACATTACGACGAAACCGTCTGTATTGCGCGCCCCACATCTGAGTATCTATATAAAGATTTTGCGACTCGTTTTATTGGGTATGCGGCAACAGGCGGTCTTGCGGATTCCTTTTTCATGCATGATCACAAGCTCAATCGCGATACGTTTCAAGCGATATTCGAAGAGTATGATGGGTGGAATATCACCTGGGCTGCGCCAAAACGCGTAGGTAACCCTCCTTATACCCACTTCACAGAACCACAGCCCTTTAGCAAACACCTGATTGTCCCTAACTATGTGAAATTTCAAGAGAAATTGGGGGAAGAATCTTCCAAGACTGTTATAATTCACGCCCGCGCGAGAGAGTTACGTAAAGATGATAACTGGTCGGTCGACAATTGGAGCGAACTTGTTGGTCTTCTTCTCGCGGACGGTTATAGTGTTGTGTCCATTGGCACGACGGCGCAGGCTTTTCATATCGAGGGTACTAAAGACTGTCGCGACATCCCACTTGAGGAAACCGTAGCACTACTTTCAAACGCCTGCGCAGCTATTGGCCCCTCTTCTGGTCCAATGCATTTGGCATCGTTGTGCGGTTGCCCCCACGTGGTATGGTCGAAAAAGTCCGATGCGCAACGATATGAAGAAAATTGGAACCCTCACAATACCCCTGTTTTGTTTCTGGGAGAATACGAATGGCGCCCGGCGCCTCAATATGTTTATGAAAATTTTAAAAAGTGGGATTTTTAGTCTTGACTTACTTGAAAAAAAATAAAAAAAGTGATATAATGACTACACACAAAAGAAAAAATAATGAAACACAATCCCTATAAAGTTATAAGAATGTTTGAAGAGATCGTAGCTGAATATAGCGGTGCGCCCTATGCTGTAGCGGTTGATAATGCGACCAACGCTTTATTTCTTTGTATGAAATATTTAAAAATAGAAGGTGAAGAGATCACCATCCCGGCAAGAACTTTTATGTCTGTGCCATGTGCTATTATTCATGCCGGGAATAAGGTTAAATTTGATCAAGAACACCATGCGATTATAGGTAAAAAGTTAAAGGGTCAATATCAATTAGAGCCCTTTCCTATTTGGGACAGCGCGCTAACCTTTAAAAAAAATATGTATATACCGGGCCAATTCCATTGTTTATCTTTTAGCGGCCCTAATAAGTTTTTAAAGTGTGGCAAAGGAGGAATGATATTGACTGATAATAAGGATGCTTATGAATGGTTCATAAGAGCCTCATATTTTGGCCGCCGCGAAGGTCTCGGCCATTTAGAAGAAAAATTTGACATGCTTGGTTGGAATTATTATATGCTTCCTGAGATAGCAGCAAAGGGCGCCACATTGATGCTGGGCATAAAAGACGATAATGAAGATTTGGCTATAGAATATCAAGATCTCTCTAAGTATAAAGTGTATACCGAGGCAAACAGATGAAAAAAGTAATATTAGTACAACCTTATTATGAGAATATATGGGAGCCAATTGGCCTAGGCTTTATAGCCTCTTATCTTAAAAAACATTATGTGGGAGATCTCGACCTCCAGTGTTATCAAGGTAATTTTGATACGGACGAAACTATTATTGAAGCATGCGCGGACGCTCACGTTGTTGGATTTTCATGTACCTCTCCCGCATGGCCTCACGCATTGCGTCTGGCGCAAATGATCAAGGAAAAAAGCCCCCAAACACGCACAGTGGTTGGAGGTTATCACCCCACGGCGCTTCCAGAAGAGTGTATTTCTCATGACGCTATTGACCATGTTATACTAGGTGAAGGCGAAGAATCTTTCTTTCAACTCGTAAGTGGAAATTTCACGGATCCCATTATCCCGGGAACAAAACCCCCAATGCAAGAATTGCCATGGCCTGATCGAGAAGTCATTAAAAACCACCGCACAGTAGATCTGTGTGAGTCAATGAATGGCAAGCGGATCGCATCTTTTCAATGTAACCGAGTTTGCCCGGTCAATTGCGCTTTTTGCGCGGAAAGAATTATCTCGGGTCGATTTCACAAGAGGAACAATCCTATTAGGTCACGAGATGTCAGTGAAATGTGCGATGAAATCGAACACGTAATCGAGCAATTGGACTTGAATTATTTTAAATTTGTTGACGCCACTTTCGATATTTCTGCTAACTTTGTAATCGAGTTTTGTAAGGAGAAGATCAAAAGAGGAATCACCACAGAATGGGAGTGCTTGATTCACGCGAGCTTCGCCAGCGAGGAGATGTTCAAGTGGCTTAAAAAATCTCAGTGTCATCAGGTGAACATTGGATGCGAAAGTGGAAGCGATAGAATATTAAAGCAAATCGGCAAAGGTCTTAAAACTAAAACTATACGTAATGTTTTTGAATGGGCCAAAAAATATGGTGTCGAGCGCCGCGGCTTTTTCCTATTTGGAATGCCCAACGAGACTCGCGAAGATCTCCTGTTAACAGAGCAACTTATCGATGAAATTAAGCCGGATGTCGTAGGGTTCACCATTTTGTGCCCTTATCCGGGAACTAATTTTTACGACCCAGTGGCCCACAAAGATGTGGACTGGGAGCTTGCGGACGAGTACTCCAACAACTTTTGGTATACGGAGCATTTCACCAATATTGAACTGAAATCGCAACAGGCTTATTTTAAAACTAAATATGATTTACTTCTGTGTGAGCGGCAGGAAGATTCTTCACAGGTCGGTGGTTTTGGAGATATGAGAGAGCTAGAGAAACAATCGACGTCTACTCCAATTGGTGCCAATATAAAATCAATTCAAAGCGCCGGAGAATAAAATTTTGATCTTTGATCAATTTTTAAAAAGTTATTTGAGTGATGTGAATGAAGACAACTTATTTTCTGCTTTAGAACGTTACCGGCGCTCCCTGCAGGTTAACATTTTAAGAATCGATTTTGATGAAATGGAAAAATGGAATTATTTCCCCAATGAGGCTATTTCACACCAAAGTGGAAAGTTTTTTAGCATCCGAGGGGCAAGAGCTGTTGATAAAGAATTAGGGATTACGCGATATCAACCAGTAATCGATCAACCAGAACAAGGAATACTAGGAATTGTTTCGCGCATTAATGAGGGGCAGATAGAGCTTCTTTTACAGGCGAAAATCGAACCCGGTAATTTAGATAGCGTTCAGTATTCCCCAACCGTTCAAGCCACTAAAAGCAATTATACTGGAGCACATAAGGGAAAAAGCGTAGCTTATATCGAAAGCTTTTTAGACGGCTCTCCAAAAATAAAATCACGAGGATATCAGTCGGAGCACGGGTATAAGTTTTATAAAAAGGCCAATGATAATGTACACGCCAGTGATGATGAGATAACTATAATAGACAACAAGTTTGCTTGGTTAACCTTAAATGATATCAGACACATGCTATCCAAAGAACATTGTATTAATATGGACACGCGTTCTGTGTTGGCAACAATTGATTTTTTTGACAGATCAATTTCGCGCGATGAGTTAATCGAGGGCGCTCAAGGCATTAGGACTAAGTTTACCTCTTTAGAATTACAGCTTTTATTTTCTTCTCTCTCAGATCACGATGCGCTACATTCACTTAGCTTCATTCGGGAATGGCTGCTAGCAGCAAAAGATAATAAGCGAATTGAACACAAACTGGTACCACTGGCGAAATTATACAAGCATGGTTGGAAAATGTCCGATCAAAGCCTATGTCACGAGGAAAACAAAAATTTTGAGCTTGTAGGTGTTAAAGCTTCTATTGGTTCACGTGAAGTATCTTCATGGTGTCAGCCAATAGTTAGAGATAACATACCAAAAGTGTATGGTTTTTTATTGAAAGAGTTCAACAATGTTCTTCATGTCCTTGTTCAACTAGTTGAAGAAGATTTTAGTTGGAATGGGGCTGAATTGGGCCCATCTTTTCATTCATTGGATTCCAACACATTTTCCTTGAAAAAGGAGTTGAGCAAATTTGGGGTTAAAGATGAAAAAAGTCACCTCTTTTATGACTGCTTTCAATCAGAAGAGGGCGGCCGTTTTATGGAGCAAAAGAATCGATATATGCTCATAAAATTGGATAAAGATTCTAGTGTTAGCGTGTCTGATCGGCATAAATGGATTACCCTCTACCAATTAAAAAAAATGACTTCTTACGAATGTAGTGTTAACATAGAATCACGAACTTTGTTAACTTTGGCGTCGTATTATAAAGAAGCTTAGAATGCAAAACAAAAAAATTGGTATACTGGGGTGTTCCTCAATTGCTAAAAGATCTGTAATTCCGGCTATTAAAGAATGTAATAGTTTTGTACTTTCTGGCATAGCTTCGAGAGACGCCACAAAGGCAACCGCACAAGCGCAAGAAAATTACACGGCAGCTTTTTCTTATGAAGAGTTGTTAAGTAGCGATGTAGAGGCTATATATGTTTCTTTACCGGTAGGGCTGCATTATGAGTGGGGCAAGAAAGTACTTGAATCGGGAAAGCACCTTTTGATGGAAAAAACCTTTACGGAAACTCACTCTCAAGCTAATGAGCTTTTTCAACTAGCGCTAGAAAAGAAATTATGTTGTATGGAGGCGCTAATGTACGAGTTCCATCCAATACAAAAACAAATAAAAACCTTATCAACACATGTTGGAAAAATAAAATGTCTTGAAGCTCATTTTGGTTTTCCGCATTTTGATGATAAAAAAAATATTCGCTATTTTAAAGAATTAGGCGGCGGCGCAATGTTGGACTGTTTGATATATCCACTTAGTTTTGTATTCTCAATTTTGGGAACTAGCCACCTTGATATATCACATTGTAATTTTTATGATGAAAGAACCGGCGTGGACGAAAGAGGATATATACAATTTAAGTACCCCAACTCAATAGCAAATATTTCTTATGGCTTGGGGCATGCGTATCGTAATGAAATAATAGCGTGGGGCACCAAGGGCATTTTAAAGGCAAGTAGAGTATTTACGCGCCCTTCTCAATGTGAACTACCTATTGAAGTCTGGTCTAATGGAAATTGTGTAAAGCACCCGACGGCGAAAGAAGATCATTTTGTTAACATGTTAAACGTGTTTTCTGAACGCATTGATAAAAAAATATCATATGGTTCTGATGTTCTAGAAAGAATTGCTTTTATTGAAAAGCTCAAAAATTAATTTAAAGATTTAAGCAATATAAAGTATTATAAAAAACTGTAAGGCGAGGTTATATTGAACTTATTGGTAACAGGCGGATCCGGGTTTATTGGTTCGAATTTTATAGAAATGGTATTGCAAACCAAAAGAAACGCTGTGTCTAGAGTAGTAAATTTAGATGCCCTTACTTATGCCGGCAACCTTAAGAATACAGAAGACTTTTCGAATGATGAGAAATATTTTTTTGAAAAAGTAAATTTATGTTCTTTAGACGAGTTAGCTGATGTTTTTACAAGACACAAGATAACTCATGTGGTTCATTTAGCGGCAGAGAGTCATGTAGATAATTCAATTACAGATCCTGATGTTTTTATACAAAGCAATATTGTAGGAACGTTCAACCTGCTTAAGGTCGCACGTGCTTCTGATGTGATTAGATTTCATCATGTTTCCACGGATGAGGTATATGGAGATCTGGGACCAACGGGCAAATTTAGCGAAACAACTCCATATAACCCACATAATCCCTACTCAGCCTCTAAAGCTTCTTCTGATTTTCTCGTTAAATCATATTTTCATACATTTAAGCTGCCTATTACGATTTCCAATTGCTCTAATAACTATGGGCCGCGGCAGCACAAAGAAAAATTTATCCCCACTGTTATAAGTTCCATTTTAAGCAAAGAGAAGATCCCTCTTTATGGTAAAGGTGTAAATGTAAGAGATTGGATTTATGTAAAAGATCACTGTGAAGGTGTGTGGGATGTCTTTATTAATGGAAATTTAGGAGAAACTTATTGTATTGGTTCGAATTGCGAAAAAAGAAATATTGATGTAATAACAACCATATGCGGCCTAATGGATGTCCATCCGGATGAATATATTGAGTATGTCACAGATCGCCTGGGGCATGATTTTAGATATGCTATTGATAATACAAAAATTTTATTAGAGCTAGCATGGGAGCCTAAAAGTACTTTTTCCGAGGGGATTAAAAAAACAATAGAATGGTATTATGAGAAAAATTAAAGGAATTATTTTAGCTGGAGGGAAGGGTACCAGATTGTATCCTCTTACAAAGGTAACAAACAAGCATCTTCTACCTTTAGGTGGAGAGCCTATGATTAACCATCCAATACGCAAGCTTGTTGAAGCTGGAATTGAAGATATAATGATAATCACTGGAGTAGAACATTGCGGAAATATCATGACTCTCCTCGGCAGCGGCAAAGAATATGGATGCTCCTTTACTTATAGAGTACAAGATGAACCTGATGGGATTGCTGGCGCATTACAACTTTGTAGAGATTTTGTTGGTGATGACACGTGTGCAGTAATTTTGGGTGATAATATCTTTAAAGATAGTTTAAAATCTTATGTAACAAGCTTTAAAATTAGTAATGAAGAATGTAGATTATTTTTTAAACGCGTTGCGGACCCGCGTAGATATGGAGTAGGAGTGTTTAAAAAAGATAGACTAATTCGTGTTGACGAAAAGCCACTTAAGCCGCAAACAAATTTAGCATGTATAGGCATATATTTTTACAGTAATAAAGTGTTTGATGTTATCGATAAAATAAAGCGCTCCGATCGTGGCGAATATGAAATCTCTACTGTAAACAATTTTTTCATCGGAGAGGACATTTGTTCATTTGATATATTAGAGGGTAAGTGGTCTGATGCGGGTACCATGGGTTCGTATCATGAGACGAATTGGGCAGTGTATAAGGGGGATTAAAAATGAGTGTTTTAGTTTTAAGTTGTGGCCGAACTGGCACCAATATGTTATTAGAAATTTTACGTGGCTCTCCGGAACTTGAAGCTACTCCTATGGCTGAAGATAAACAAGTGGTACGTAGAGGTCAATTGGTTTATGAGAATTATTTAAGCAAGTGTGATACAGTATATATCGATAATGTAGAACAGGTTAGTGCCTTTTTAGACAACAATCCGAAAATGAAAATCTTGTGGACAATACGAGACCCTAGAGATATGGCTTTGTCTAAAATCTACCGCGGTCAACCCGGCCATGAAGGCCCATCTTACGGATTAGCAGACGACGCCACACACCAGGGCTGCTTAGAAGATATTGAGTGGATGAAACAAGTTTATGTCCATATTACGGAAAATTATCCGGAAAGAATAAAGTTAATTAAAATGGAGGATATAATCCTAGAATTTCATGACACAGTTAAAGAGGTGTGCCAATTTTGTGAAATACCTTACAACGAAAATATGAATAATTTTATAGGAAGATATCGCACTGTTCAAAAGGGGTGGCGCTATAAGACGCTTGATAAAAGCCAAGTAGGTTTATATAAACGAAAATATCAAATTTATGATGAGTTTTTTGCCGACTGGCGCAAATGTAAAGTGGATGTAGCCGCGCTTTTCGAAGACCTAAGACCCTATTCAGAGTTTTTTGGATATAACCACGCCACTCTTCCTTCAATTCAAAAAAAGGATGCGACAGTTAACTATAAGGGTCATGACATTAAATTTTATGATCTTTTTGCATCCGGCAATAACATTGATAGATATATTCTTCAAGGAAATTTATATAGAAGAGCCGATCACAATTTTGATAAAATACTAAGGTTAATTAAACCCGGAAGCGTTGTGTACGATATCGGCGCTTATATTGGAACTTTTGGCATCACGATGGCCTTAGAAGGAATGGAAGTATCTGCTTTTGAGGGTTTTCCGGATAATTTCGACCGGGCCAAGAAAAACTGTGAACCGTATAATATTGAATTATATTTATGTGCTTTGAATAACGAGAAAAAAGTAGTAACGACTAAATTTAATGATTGTACTGATGATGATCCCGTGGCCAGAAAAATTTCATATGTTGTTTTTGATGATTATGTAAAAGAAAACAATATAAAACCTCCTGATTTTGTGAAGTTGGACATCGAGGGCATGGAAACTTTAGCCCTTTTTGGAATGAAAAATATTCTTGAAAACGTAAGACCTATATGGCAAATAGGTTTCCATGCAGGAATGGATATATCATATGAAGGCTATCCCGGTTTTGTCAAGCCCGAAGATGGAGGTTTTGATTTTGAAACGTTTGATAGGCTAGGCTATAATGTTTACAATGATTTCGGCCAGCGCGTACCTTCTTTAACCAAGTGGGGAGAATATATTTGTATTCCTCAAGAAAAGATTAAAAAATGAAATTATTAATAACTACGCGCGCAGACAATCGAATTCCCGATTGGGTTGCCTTAACTCATCCTCTCCTAAAAGAGTACGCCGCGAAAGTTGGCGCCGATTTTCAGGTGATTGATTATGTTACTGATTGCGATGTTGGCGACGGCCGCTGGCATTATCGTATCATGAAGCATTATGAGCTTCATGAGGAATATGATAGAATTTTACATATAGATACGGATACCTTGATTATGCCAAACTGCCCTAATCTTTTTGAAGTTGTAGACCCCGATGAAATTGGCACGTGTTGCGAGGATAAAGGCCCTCGCCAGCATGCGCGCCTGCAGAGCATCTATCTTGCGCAGCAAAAATTTGGCGCTATTGGCTGGAATCGGGAATATATAAATACTGGCGTTTTCGTTACATCCAAAGAACATCGAGAGATTTATACGAAAATCAACGGGGAATATTGGACTGACTGGGGCAGCGATGATGTACATATAGGGTATCTAATTAAAAAGAATGGCTTTGAGATCAACGACTTAGGCTACAAATTTAATCACATGACCATGTTTTCGCAAGACTGGAATGGAGGGCCAAGCCGGTTTGATTCCCATATTATACACTACGCAGGCGTCGGCTTGTTTGAAGACGCCAAGGCCCAAGGTATCGACAACAAACTAGACCAGGCTAAATTGGACTATCAAAGAGTATACGGATAATGGTCTATAAAACATCTGGGGAGGCAACTTGAAAACAGCATTGATTACAGGCGTTAATGGCCAAGACGGAAGCTACTTGGCTGATTTTTTATTAACCAAGGATTATAAGATTTATGGTATGGAGCGTCGCTCCTCCACCAAAAACAGAGTTAATACAAAGCACCTAGAGGGGAAAATAACCTTTATTAACGGGGATTTGACTGACCAAAACTCTTTATTGCGGTGTATCCAAATGGCACAACCCGATGAAATTTATAATCTCGGCGCCATGTCCTTTGTAGGGGAAAGCTGGAACTCCCCAGAAGCTACTGGCGACGTTGACGCATTAGGTGTCTTGCGAATGCTCGAAGCTGTGCGCGCCTACGATAAACCAGTTCGATTCTATCAGGCTTCAACTTCCGAAATGTTTGGAAAAGTCACGGAGACGCCCCAGACTGAAACTACTCGATTTTACCCGCGTAGTCCTTATGGCGTCGCTAAAGTTTATGGCCACTGGATAACTAAAAATTATAGAGAGTCTTACGGTGTCTACGCCTGCAGCGGAATTTTGTTTAACCATGAATCAGAGCGCCGCGGTATAGAGTTCGTCACGCGAAAGATTTCCGATGGGGTCGCCAAAATTCATTTAGGCATAGCAGACCATATCTCTTTAGGAAACGTAGATGCGAAGCGCGACTGGGGCTATGCGCCCGATTACGTCGAAGCGATGTGGATGATGCTGCAGCAGCCTAAACCGGATGATTATGTGATCGCGACCGGCGAAACCCACTCTGTAAGAGATTTTCTAAAAGCGGCTTTTCACTGCGTTGGCATAGAAAATTGGCAACAGTATGTTCAACAAGACCCGCGACACATGCGCCCGGCCGAGGTAGATGTTTTGGTGGGCAGTGCGGCCAAGGCTCAGAAAGCCCTAGGATGGGCGCCCAAAGTTTCTTTTGAAGAGATGGTACGCAAAATGGTCCTGAATGACATTAAAATTTGGGAAAATTCATAATGAAAGTTTTGGTAACTACCTCTAATCAATACGCTTTTTTGCTAGAGCCCTATAGCCATTTGTTCAACAAACATTGGCCGGGCCAAGAGATTGTTTTTTTAGGGTTTGACCCCGACTCAGCGCCGGATTTGCCTTCTAACTGTACTTTTCATTCTTTGGGCAAGCAGGAAGATTTCGGCCTTGTGTGGACTGACCCTCTCATCCCCTTTATTGAGTCTTTAGAGGACGAATATTTCATTGTAACCGTCGAGGATATGATGCTAATGAATTACGTAAATCTAGAAAGAATGGCTCTCTTGGAAGAGGAAATAAAGCACGGACGCGCCGATAAGGCGGTTTTGGATACCCATTTAAATGGAAACGCGGACCCGTATAAAGAGGGCCTAGTATGTCTTAACCAGACTGCCACTTATCGCACAACGCTTCATCCCTCTATTTGGCGGAAGAAATACTTTCAAAGATATTTGAAGCCGGGATTCTCGGCTTGGGACTTTGAATTGTCCAATATAGCAGAGTCTATGAAGGACGGGGCGACCATTATTTCGTCAGATCATCCCGAGAATGTCTTTGAAGCTGCGAATATATATCGCAAAGGAGTGCCCGTTCCCCGTTGGGACTGTCGCCGCCCGTATGGCTGTTCCGGTCCATTTCAAATGGAAGACATGGACCTCATATTAGAATGTATAAAAAAGCGCAAGGAACAGAGTTAAATGAATTATGAACCCATCAAAGGATATCATGGGCAATTTAGCACGGACGTGCTGATAGAACTTTACTTTCATGGGAAAGAAAGAGGCAATTGCGTCGAAGTTGGGGCCGCAAACGGAACGCGGGGCTCGAACACGCTGTACTTTGAGAAAAAAGGGTGGCGTGCGCTGTGTATAGAGCCCAACCCGGAGTACTATAAACTAGTTGAAGAGACTCGTAAGGAGGCCGTACAGTACGCTTGCGGCAAAGAGAACGCCTCAGAAGTAATGTTTACGGTCTACGATATTGGTAGAAACAATATAATGTCTTCAATTAGTGGACTCGAACCCGATCAACGCTTAGTTGCCGACCACGAAGGCCGCGGCCTTATAAACGATACCTACGAGATCCCTGTCGAGGTAAGAACGCTAGATTCTATTTTAGAAGACGCCGACATAGGAACCAACATTGATTTCATATCAATTGACACCGAGGGCACAGAACTAGACGTCTTAAAAGGCTTAAACCTGAAAAGGTGGAATGTTTCTTTATTGGTAATAGAGGATAACTATGACGATGGTCAAATTGAGACTTATTTGAATGCGTTTGGGTATATAAAGGATGCACGCTGGAAAATAAATGATTTCTATATAAAAGGAGAAAACTAAGATGACAGAGAATCTACTTGATCTAGGAAGCCATTTTATATCAGACTTTTTAACGGACATTAATAAGGAATATGAGGGCAAAGAAAAAGCCGCTCTCACTTTGGTAATGGATGAAAAAATCGGGGCTCCCCGCCTCACACAAGTGGTAGATCCCGACAAAATGTACGGTAAATATTGGTATCGATCTGGAACCAACGCTTCGATGACGAACCAGTTGAAGAACATCGCCGAAGAAGTCAGCAGCCGCATCAAATATCAAAAAGACGATGTTTGGCTGGACATCGCATGTAATGATGGAACAATGTTTAGATTTATTCCGGATGAATTTATCAAAGTCGGCATTGACCCAGTTGAAGACTCCTTTGTTGAATTATCTTCTCAGGTGGCAGATAGCGTTGTTCAAGACTACTTTTCTTACAGTTCGTACCAAAAAAGCGGCTATGGGGATAAAAAATGTAAGGTGGTAACAACGATTGCCATGTTCTATGATTTGGATGACCCCAACCCTTTCATTGAAGACGTTTACAATATTCTAGAAGATGATGGTGTTTGGGTGGTTCAACTCTCTTATACCCCTCTGATGGTTAAGCAAATGGCCTTTGACAATATTTGCCATGAACATGTGTACTATTTTTCACTCAACAGTATGAAAAAGCTAGTAGAACCCCATGGATTTAAAATTGTCGACTGCTCTTTAAATGACACAAACGGCGGCTCATGCCGAGTCTACCTTCAGAAAACTATTGCCAAAGAAACATCATTTGGCACCACGCCATTGCGCGACGTGTGTGAGTTTCGAGTCAATACCATCCTCGCTTATGAGCAAGAGCATTCCGACATTTCCAAGCCGGAAGTGTGGAAAGAATTTTACACTAAATTAGAAAAGATGAAAAAGCAAACAGTTGATTTTATTCGTGGAGAAATAGCCAAAGGTAAGACTGTGTATGGTTACGGAGCCTCTACAAAGGGTAACACGCTTCTTCAGTACTATGGCCTCACGCCTGATGATATTACGGCCATCGCTGAGCGCAGCCCAGCCAAGTTTGGCAAATACACGGTAGGAACTAATATTCCTATTATTTCAGAAAAAGAGATGAGAGAGGCCTCACCGGACTATCTATTAGTGTTGCCCTGGCATTTCATCAAAGAATTTGTAGAAAGGGAGGCAGCGTTTTTAAACCAGGGGGGCAAATTTATTGTTCCATGCCCTGCCTTTGAAGTGATAGGAAGAGAATGAATTGTCTATCGACGTGGTACAACTCGGCGCAAATGTGGGAAAATCGCATAGTGATATGGTGTGGGCGCTCTTTGAGGAACGGCCAGGCCTTTCAGGGCTCTTCGTGGAGCCTCACCCCGCCAGCTTTAAAAAGCTTAAGGAATATTATTCCCAATATCAGAATTGCTTTTTTGAACAAGTGGCCATTGTGACGCCCAAGTTACAAGCCAAACACGCCGATTCAGGGACTATACCGTTGTACTATCGCGCGAATCGTCCCTCTCACAATTCCCACGAACAAGCAAGCGTCTTGAACACGAAAACGACGAGTGTTGAGGTGCCCTATTTAGAACTTTACCCTCTTTTAGAGAAATATAATTTAATAGGAGTCGAGTTTGAGCTACTGCAGATAGATATTGAAGGGCTAGATTTGCCCCTTTTGCAAGGCGTAGATTTTGAAAAGATTTTGCCGCGCTACATCCGGGCCGAAACAGTCCACCACGGCAATTTCTCAGTCGATGATACTACCAACCACCTGGCTCAATGGGGCTATGAGCCCCTTAAATTTCAGGACGACCCCTACTATAATATATACGAGCGAAAATTTTATGAATTCTGGGATAATAGCACCCCGGAACCAGCCAATTTTAACACTGTGTGGGAAAGAAAAGAATAAGGAACAAAATGGCAGATACTTTAGGAAACTTGATTGACAAGCTTACCATCACCAATTTGCGCATATGGGCGGCTGAAGATATTAAGCGCAAGAAAAATGCGACAGACAAAGAGATAGCGAACGCATGCCGCATTACCAATGTGGTAAACTCTCAAAGAAATGATTTAATTCAAGAGATAGATGAAGTGGTTAACCATATGGTGGCCACTGGCGACCTCCAAAAGTTATACCAACAGGGTAGTACTAAAATGTATGGTGATGATCCCTACCTCAAGACCGACAAATTAAAGTAAATTCCGCATCCAAGGTCTTAAAAATATTGAAAAATAGGATAAAATAGAACAATGTATACCGTTGGAATTATAGGAAACGGCTTTGTGGGTTCGGCAGTCGCTAGCGCATATGCGTTACATGCGCATGTTTGCGTGTATGATGCGGATGATAAAAAAAGCCTCCACACTTTAGAAGAGGTGCTTAATTGCGAGTTTGTTTTTGTATGCGTGCCTACTCCAATGAATCTGGAGAACGGCAATAAAATCGACCTATCCATTGTGAGAGATGTTTTCCGCCGCGCATCGCCTGCCAACCCCAACTCCATCTTTATTTTAAAATCGACCGTTGTACCCGGCACCACAGAACTCCTAGCACAAGAGTTTCCAGACTTTGAGATTGTGTTTAATCCAGAATTTCTTACGGAACGTTCTGCTCGCTTGGATTTTATAAACGCCTCACGAATTATCATAGGCGGATCCGAAGACGCCTGCGACCGCGTAAGGGCGCTATATCGCGATCGATTCCAACACACACCCATTATTAGCACTGATAGCACATCTGCCGAATTTATAAAGTACATGTGTAATTGTTTCTTCGCCACTAAAATTTCTTATATGAATGAAATGAAGCAAGCCGCCGACCAATTAGGTCTTGATTGGCCAAATATAATGTGCGGATTCTTGTCCGACGGTCGTGTGGGAAACTCTCACGTCGACGTCCCTGGTCACGACGGAAAGCTTGGCTTTGGGGGCAAGTGTTTTCCTAAAGATATCAACGCGTTTATTAATTTTTTCAAGGAAGTGAATGTAAGCCCCACCCTTTTAAGCGCGGCATGGCAAAAAAACATCGAAGTAAGAGAAAATGCTGATTGGGAAGAAATTGAAGGTGCGACATCCAGGAGGAAAGCATGAAAGAAATTGATGATGAGGTAAAGAAAAATACCATCGCGATTGACTTTGATGGAGTGATTCATCGATATTCGAAACGCTGGCAAGGAATGGATAACGCCTATGACCCCCCCATGGAAGGCGCAGTTGACGCCATTAAGCGCCTCAAAGAAGAGGGCTACCGTCTCGTCGTCTTTTCCAGCCGTAGCGTCCCAGTTATTGAAGAATGGCTGAAAAAATACGATCTAGACTCTTATTTTGCGGAGATTACGAACACTAAGGTACCAGCGAAGGTCTATATCGACGACCGCGCTTACCATTTTACCAATTGGGGCAAGACAATGGAGGACCTTTTTGATTGATTCCGCTAAAAGAAGTTTTGCGAAAGCGCTCACATGGAAGTTTCTCGGTCTTATAATCCTCTCGGCACTGACTTATGCTGCCACAGGTTCGCTCACAAAGACAGGTCTGGTCGCATTGGCCTATCATCTCTTAATGTTAGGACTATTTACACTTCACGAGCGTACATGGAATAAGATAAGCTGGGGGAAAACAAAGGGATTGTATATACAAATGACAGGGATGTCCGGCGCCGGGAAGACTACGTTAGCCCGCGCGGCCGCGCAACGTTTAAAATCGCGCGGCATCAAGGTAGAAGTGATCGACGGGGATGAATATCGAGATAACCTTTGCAAGGACTTGGGCTTCTCGCGAAAAGATCGCGAAGAGAACATTAAAAGACTCTCCTTTGTTGGAAAAGTTTTAGGACGCAACAACGTGGTCTGTATCATGTCAGCCATCAATCCTTATAACACCACTCGCCAACACGTGCGCCAGTCAACCCCCCAGTCCAAATTAGTTTATATTCATTGCAATGTAGAAGAGCTTAAACGACGCGACACCAAAGGGCTTTACGCCCGGGCCATCTTGCCCGATGGCGACCCGAACAAAGTACACAATTTCACCGGCATTTCCGATGCGTTTGACGAACCTGTCGCCGCGGATTTGGTGGTGTCAACCGATCTAGAATCAGAGAGCTACAGCATCTCTAAACTGGAAAAATTCATACTCAACGAAATTGGAGGATAGTATGTCACAAGAAATGAAATTATCAAAACAAGCAATTGGTGCCATTATGATGGCCCTACAAAAGAGCCTCATGGAACAAACGGATATTGTACCCGTATTTGAGGCTTTTAAAGTGAAGCAGAGCGAAGAAGGCCTTGTCGTAATTAACCCGCCACTGGTTAAATTTAATGAACACACTTCAGAGCAGTTCGAGGCTGCAGCGTCAGAGCTTGACGAGGATAAGGTATCTGAGGGGGCTTAAATGCCCATTTATCTCTATGAGTGCGTGGACTGCGAAGAAACGTTTAAAGTACGGCATACTATGTCTGAAACATGCGAATGTTGTGCTTTATGCGCCGGCAAGAACGTAAACAGAATACCCACTTCGTTCACCAATCTCTCTAAGCCAAAAATCATTAAAAAGCGAACGGGAGATGTAACGAAGGAGTTTATAGAGAATTCAAAAGTAGATTTAGCCGCGCAAATGAAGGAGTTAGAGAAGAAACGATGACAATAGACTTTACAGCAATATTATTGTGCTTTTCCGCCTTGTTAAACTTTGTTTTAATTTGGTACATAATCCAGCTACTAAGGCGGTTCTTAAATTTTCAGCGGCAGCTTGACGATCTGATTGAAAAGATTCATGAATATGCTGAACATGTTGATGTTGTTTACAATATGGAGAACTTTATGGGCGACCCCACACTTTCCAATCTGCTAGAACACTCGAAAGTACTCTCACAAGAGTGCGACAATTTTAGGACGTTTTATCTTTATCAGGATGATGAAGAAGGCGAAGACCTAGAGGAAGAAATAGATGACGCGTAAAAGAAAAAATTATTATTTTACGCAAGATCATGAAGATGCCATAGTAGCGTATTGTAATACTGAGGACTCTAAGCTTCGTAACGATTTATATAAGGAATTTATTGGACCGGTCTTCGATGAAATGGTTGATAAAATCGTTTTTACCTATAAATTCAACACGTTGCCCAACTCGGAAGCCCTTCGGGACGATTGTAAAAATTGGCTAATTACCATTTTAAATAAATATGATCCCAATAAGGGCTCCAAGGCATTCACTTATTTTAGTGTCGTTACTAAAAATTGGTTTATTGCTCAAGTGAAGAAAACGAGCAAAAAGGCCCGCAAAGAGATCTTGCTTGAAGACTTCTATATCGACAAAAGATCAGGAGATGAAAAGACAGATCCTTCTTTGATTGAACAGAATACAATTATTGAAGATAGCATCAAATTAGAATTTTTTCTCAATCTTAAAAAAGAAATCGACTCGTGGCACACCCTTCCCTTGAAACCTAATGAAAAGAAAACAGTACAAGCAATTCAAGTTCTTTTTGATGACGCTGAAAAAATAGAAATTTTTAACAAAAAAGCTATTTATCTATACATACGAGAGATAACCGGCTTAAACACCAAACAAGTCGTAAGCTCTTTAAATCGCATAAGAAAAAGATATAGGGAGTTTAAAAAAGGGTGGGACGAGATATAAAAGACCTAGAGGAATATCTAGAAGAGGCAATTGCCAATATTCGCAACGATCGCGCGATCACATCAGCGCTCTTGACAGATCTGTTCCAAGAGCTAAAGAAAAATAACGATATTGAAACACACAAGAACTTGGGACTCATCGCGTCCAAATATGTGGAAACCCTCCAACGTTCCAACGAACAGCTTGTTAAGCTCACTTCTATACTGAACAAAAATCAAAGTGCGCCGGCCGCCCTAGATGAAAGCGACAAAGAGGATTTACTTGACATCATCCAAGGAGATAATAACTAATGCCTGATGACGCCCTCGGCGGAATTTTTAATTCCACCATCAATGATTCAATCCACGTGGCTCTGGAAGACCAACCGCTCCTAGATCCCAAATTAGCTAATTCTTTTAAGCAGCTTCGACAGTCAATGATCGAAACTTTTGAGCCGAACAAACTTAATAGCCAGACTCAGTTTAAGGCAGTAGTCTTGCTTCAGTTGGATAATGTCACCATAAGTTCCAAGGAACACGTACGGGTTATCGCCCGCATTCCCGAGGTTCATACATTTCTTCCAGTGCCGGCCGCGGCCGATGATTTTCCGCGGATCAGCTGTTATCCAACGTTTTACGCGCCGGTCGATAAACTCGATGGTATGGCAACTCCGCAGGGTGGAATTAGAGTGGGATCCGAAGTTGAAGTGACCTTTAAAAACATGAAAAGCTTTTCCGGGCCAACGCTTCTTAAAGTAACCCGCGATGGGCCGCCAGGGGACACCGCCGTAGCCCAAGAATCGATGACAGCGACCCCGCAGGCCCCCGCCGCTCAGCCCGACAAGCCGTTAACACAGGCGGAAGCAGACGCGCAGGTGGCCGCGGTTGATCCTCCACATCCGGGCTTTATTGGAATTGCGGATGCTTCCGATTCCCTCGCCGCTAGCGGGGTTGCCCCATCATCCCCCTACTTTTTGGGGCAGACAAGCCAGAAAGCCGGCCAGAACTGGTTCCGCAAGGATATTATCCCCCACTTCGTAAAGCTTTACAAAGAAGTAAAGGCGCGAGGTGGAGTTTTCACCACTGCTGGAATCGGTCGCTCATCAACGGCCCGAAATCCGCAAGGCCCCGGAGAAGGCTTCTTTTCTTTTCACCATCTCGGCCGAGCCATCGACTTGAATATGGCCTCCGCGCCGTTTCATAGCACTCGCGCAAAGAAGACAGGCGCCGCAGCCCCCTACGTATACAAAGACAGAACGTGGGCCGACAAGATGCCCTTTATTATAACGGTAGATGAAAACGAGGAAAATCGGTGGCACACGTGGTGCCAGGTTATAAATCCACGAATAGCAGCCGAATGGACGAAGGCCACCCAAGCCGAAGGCGCCTGGAAGGACGCCGCCGAAGCGATACAGCTGCTCAAGGCCGACCACGCGTGGGATCTCCCGGGCGCTTGCAAAGTACAAGCTACATTAAAAGGGCCAAAGAAAGCCTGGTGCAAGGAAGGCTACAACATGTTGGACACCAAGCCAGTTGCCGTACAAGAGCCAACGGAGCAACCATGGGAAGGAGCAACGGTCGGGATGGGCGCCGCGGCGAAACCGCGGCCGTCGCTGGATGAATTCAATGATGACGACTGGCTGGCCGACGACGTGTATGCGGAATTTCTCAAGACGGAGAAAGGAGTGTCGTCGAAGCAAAAGAAAAAAAATGTCGCCGAGCATCAAGCCAAAATGGCTAAAATGAAGAGCGAAGGCCAACTGAATTATTGGGACAAATTGTCGGGAGGCGCATGGGACGCACCGGTTGACATTACAGATATAGGGTGGCGCAAGTTGGACGTTATTGTGCCCCGTACCGGCGCCGGCGGCGTAATGTCATTTACGACCATCGAGCAGCGCGTCTTATGCTTTAGTTTTACCGCTCTCGCCAAGGAGAATGGTTTTGATAGCATCCCTCCCGGGAAGGGCAGCCGCGGCAAAACAGGAAACGTCAGGAAACTCGCAGCCGGCGAACAATTTATGCATTATCGTAAAACCGAATGGTGGCACTTTCAAAACAACATGCCGTCGGTGATTCCGGATATGAAGGATCCTGACAAAAAGACCGTGAAGCCCTTGACAGGGGGCAAAACAGTTTATGCGGAAGAGTTGTGCCTGGTTCTGGGCAGTTGGGAGAAGGTAAAAGAAAAGTGGGCGCGCATGTGCGTCTGGCATGTTCCTTCCATTAAAGACATCAGCGGCAAACCGTTAACGGGTCAGACCATGGTACAACTATATGACCTCTTCGGCCCGGGCACTCGCAACACCACAAGACTATCAGCAAACAAGCTATTTTGGTCCACGACCCCCTGGTCCAAGCGGAATTCCCTACTAAGAGCCAAGCTCGGAGAGTTGACCGGCCACAAAAACGCGCTCGTTCTCGGCAAACCACCGAAGGCCAAAAAAGAGAAAGCCAAAGAAGGCACGATGCCGGATTCAAATGAGCAGCGCACATGAGTTTAATATTAACATGCCATGCGACCCGAGTTGGACAGAAAAAAATCCAACTGACTTTTAACATGAACCGCGATTATGTCAAAGAGACTAAACGCTATTTTACCCTTCCTGATGACCGCACCAAGTTCACCAACCTTATGTCCGAAGTCTATGGAAGCGGCGAAAAGATCATACCTAGTTTTTTCTCTGGCCCGTCAGGGAAAAAGCTTTTCAAGGAACAGTTCATTACCTGGACGTTGAATCAAAATTATGCGCTGCTTAACGCACCCGAATTAATGAATCAATACTATGCTAATAAGTTTGAACCACTTGATGCCGAAAGCCAAATGTTGATAAACGCCTCTATCGAAGCCATGAAGAACCTCAAGGCGGAGCTTGATGCACAACTAGCGCTCGACGTAGCAGATTATGAAAAAGAACAAAAAACCAAGTCAAAACCAGCGCAGAACCCAAATGCCCCCGCAGCCCTCCAGGTATCGACGACACCTGGGCGAAAACAAACCAGTAGAAATCGCAAACCGGTACAACTCCAACGCTTGGCCCCACAGGAGCGCCAAATGATAGACGGCCTTCCTTCTTCAATGCAGGCCGCTTACGATGGCATTAATGGTGCCGCGCTCAAAGAAACGGTACCAGACGGTCTCTTATATCCGGGAGATAAAGAACTTAAAGGTCAAAATAATTCTGGATTACAACTAAGCCGTGACGAACAATACCGTTTTAAAGGCCACACGCAAGCCGGCGCCTGTTATCTATACGCCGGCCGTAGCGGTCCGGACGCTGCGAAGGGGCGCCTGGAGACGCAAGAGCCAAGCCTGGCCGGAGTGCCCACCGCCTTGCGCACGCCCAATAATTTAAAACAAGATGCTGCCTATTTATATCTCTCCCAGAAAGCAAATTCAAAATCTCTTTTAGGCATTGCCGGCGGAGAATACGCAAAGCGCGCGGGTAAAAGGAAGGGCCAATCCTTGGCCGCAATGAAAGCCGACGACGTGGTAATCATGGCCCGCGAATCGGGAATTCGCTTAATCACCGGGACAAATATGACAAACTCGCGCGACGCACCGCTCATGGGCAAATTCGGAATTGAATTGATCGCGGGCAACAACGACAAGGACCTACAGCCCCTAGTCAAGGGCAACAATTTGAAAAAGTACCTGGCCCAGCTATCCAAGGCCGTGGATGACTTACAATCTGTTACCCACAGTTTTATTACTAGCCAGACCGCCTTTAATGCTGCCACTGCCGCTCACACGCATTATGATCCTTTTATGATTTTATGCGGGATGATGAGCGGCACTGGACCTCTTGGGGTCATGGGGGGTAAAAATCTGCCCTCCGATCAGGTTTTAGCCGGCGGAACCAAATCATTGTTGGAGGGTCTGGTACAACTACAAAGCTCCATTAGCCAGGTATTTAATAGAATCAACAATGATATGATGGGCCTTCAGGATTGGGGCACATATTCGATCCTTAGCGAAAAGAATAGAACAAATTAATAATTGAGATTATTTTATGGCACTACCCCCAATTAAACTATATAAACACAAGCACGCGCCCAAATTCCAAGATTTTATAGCCGCGTCCCTCGCCAAGAATTATCCTTTTTATAATCAGGTGTGGCGCGAACTCTCCGTGCTAGAGAAAACGGACACGATCACCAAACCGGTACCCTTTGAGATCTTTGGTACCGCGAAGATTTCCGGGACCACAGCATCCATTAACGCAGCCATCAGAGAAGATGTCATCAAGGCTCTTCAACAACAAGGGCTCGTGCCCAATACCAACAGCATCTCAAACTTTCTTGGTGGCACCTACCAATACACAAACTTTGATGGTACCATTAACGTTTATCCGCGAATCGACATAGCCGAAAGTCAAAAGAAGTCGACCACCGAGATCCGATACCATGTTTATATCAACGCGGCGGCTTTTATACAGTCCCGGGTGCCCGCCTTGATAGTAGAACACACCGCAGGTGAAGCGGCATTGAACCAACCCCCGCCTCCCAAAGATACCGGCGACACACACGCCAACGCCGGCCTAGATACAAAACCGAGCGCTACGTTACAATCCGACATCACCTTTGGAAAACCAGGCCCGGGCAAGGCAAGCAAGTCTACGAAAAAGCCGGTTAAGGTACCAAAGTCACCGAAAGGGGTAGTAGATTATTATGAGGCTATCTACACGCGCCCTGATTTCGAAGCGTACATAGATACGACAATTCAGGTACTGGGAGAACTCGATAACGCCATTAAAGCCTATCAACTGACTTTCGAACGACCGATGGACTTGCTGCTACAGGTACAATTGTTGAAGAAGGCCAAAATAGACATACTCCCTGTATTTGAGGAGGCCCAGGGCAACTACGCCGTGTCAAAGACCCATGATCCCGATGGCTACGCGTCGGCGACAATGACTATGAGATTTAATTCTCAATTTGAACTTATGGATTTTAAAACGAAGACCTGGAAGACACAGATTGACCGCCATCCTCGCTCCCCCATCAAGGGTTTTGAACCTTTTAACTTGAAAAATAAATTCGAGAAGTATATTGTAAGTCCTACAACCGCCGAGCTAGAACAGATTAATCGCGAAAAGTCACTCAAACATGACCCCATCTTCGCTAACCAAACTACTAATTCTTTGTTCGCATACTTAAAAGAAATTCATTCGAAGTATGGGCTGTTGCCCCCCGGCAATCGATTCTCCACAGGCGGCACCGGTAAGGAGTCTGTTACAGAAGGCGTTGTAGGCTTCTTGCGAAAATACATGTGGCCCGGCCCAACCATCGTTGATTTTGGGTTAACGCGCGATATCATCGAAAGTTTCATTATTAGCGACGTTCGAATGCTAGACGAGAACTTTTATAAGCAGTCCAGGCCATCGCGCGCAATGATTAAGGAAACTGCTCGTCAAAACGCGCAATCGGAAGTCGCAAAGGCCTACGAACACATCGGCGACCAAATGGGATCAGCGTTCGTCCAAGGAAAGTTTGAGAAAATCAACAACACAGACGATTTTTTCAAGTCCCTATTAAATCACGTACCTGTACCAGAGTTGGTGCGAGTGGCTGCGCAGTGTTTGATAAAAGCGCTTGGCCTTGATGAGTTAAAAAAGCAGTTTTGTAGAAAGGCTATTATTAAGTATCGAGAATATCAAGCCGATATTATCTCTGCTGTGGCATCATCGGGTCCAGCCGGAGAACGCGTCGCGCTTAGGTTAGAACTAATATTTGAGACTATTGATGATACAGTCCAAGGAGCACTTCAGGATCAAATAACTAACGGTCTCAAAGCGTTTTCCAAAATGATGTCAGATGTCCCCAAGCTTGATACGTGGCGCAAAAAAAACAAAATGAAAACCTTCATTTCGGAGATGAATGAACAGTTAGCGCTAAAAAAGCGCCAGGCGGCCGCAAATGACCAGGACGAGTCGGGTGCGCTCCTTAAAGCCAATATAAACACCCAGATCAACACCCATGAAAAGCGAAAAGCGGTAATCAAAGGTCTCCTTGACGAGCTAGAAGAACGAGAGAAGTTGTTTGGAAAGGATAAATTCCCGCAGAGCGATAGAAAATTAAGGGGCAGCATCACCGACGGCAAGTGCACGGGCTTGCTGTGCGAGATGAAAGAGATCAAGGAGAAGCTTAAATCGTTGACCAAAACGCAAGACGCGCTAAGCACGCAGATTGAACTTTATGAATATCTATTAGACCCAAAAAACGGCCTCATTAAAAATCTTGTAGCTTTGGATCCTTTTATCCAAATACAACTCCAAGATGCGTGGCCGTATAATTTTGTTGATCTGGATCCAGACTTTGGCCTCACCGGCGGAGCCACCGATGCGGCCCTTAAGAGTATCCACGAGAGCCTAGCTCCGGGTCTTGGTTCCGCAATCCTGCCCGGCGCCCTTGGCGGCGCCGCAGCCGCGAAGCTGCAGGCCAAGCTCAAAGCGCCGATGTCGAAAGCTGAACCGGGCCTGGGCATCGAATATGTGTATTCCCTTAGCGACACTCCTATCGCCCAGAAGCGAAAACAGTTTAAAAACAATATGTTACCGATATTAGAAGCGATATTGCTTCGTATCGACGAACTGGAGACAAATCACGTCACCGACGGCTTTAAAGCACGCTCAATCACGGCGGCCGAGAAGGAGCTAGATGATCTTTTCAACGACCCCAACGACGGGTTGCTGATCTGCGCGGCAGTCTTCGCGATCATCCCCGCTGCAATCTACGCACTTTATTATCTGTTTACCCACGCCGACGAAGTTGAAAAAGCGCTTCAGAAAGACACTCAGGCCATCGCGCAAGCCTTCGAAAAACGCGTTGAAATCTTTTTAACCACCGAATACCCTGTAGCGGATATTATGAAAGCGTTCAAAGAAGCGCTTATCCAAATGGGCATCAATCTAGCCCGTGATCTAATCATCTCAGCAATTTGGCTTATTATAAAAGCCTTAATGAGGCTTTGTAGTGATTCCGAAAAGACTAATGCTCCGTATTCCCCACTGGGCCAAATTGATTTAAGCGCGTTTATCATTGACAGTCAAGCTGAAGCGACCATACGCGAGAGCAACAGTTTTGCTACTGTATCGAGTAGGACTGGGCTTTCCCTGGAAGACTACGAGAAGCTTCTAGGAGATATCTCTAGCGCGTTTACTATTAATCAAATGTGCTCTCTCATGGAGGAAACCGCACCGGACGAGTTATATGAAATCTTTCTACTCTTTCTCCAATCGCTTCCCTATCTTCACAATACCCAGTTTTATGATTTTTACGTAAATCAAAATGGCATCCGCGAGTTTTTAAGAATCATCGCAGCTGATATCGATCCTGAGTTTTTTGTCGCCGCCCGAAATAATTTTGAGCGCCAAAAGAGAATTCTTTTGAATATTTGCGGTGGAACGAACGAGGATATCAAAGCGCTTGAGCTTTCGGACTTTATGTCCCCCGAAGAATTGCGTAATGCCATGGCCGCCGCCGCGGCCAACCGCAAGAGTCTCTTAGCTAAGGCACTCGATAGCGTGGGCGATGTTCTTGGCGGCCCGATGACGCCGGCGCAGCTTTGCGGTCCGGGCGAAAAGCCGAGCGGAACCAAAATCGACCCTTACCATGAATCTCAAAGATTTGCGAGCGAGCAGGCAGCCAATGCTATTTTTGGTGGAGTGGAGGATATATTTGAAACAGAAGTCGGCCGCGTAAAAACAATTTATCGGAACACATACAATGCGGTGAGACCAACCGCAGACGGATCCTTCTTACCGCTTTTTCCACCAATCTCCGCGGCCACCTACGGGAAAGACAAAGACGAGGATGGTGTTCCAATCGACGCCTGGGATGAGGTTAAAAAACGTGCCAAACAAACAGACTCGGGGTACGCTGCAGTTGAGGTTATGGAAGCCATCGCGCAGGCAGTTGAATCCGCGGGAGAAACCACCGACAACTCATATTTCACCAAGCTTGGCGATGACATGATCTCCTTTTATTTTGACCCAGATGAAATTATTGCCGGCTACGAAGATTACTTTATCCCCAGGATCAAGAAAAAGCTTACATTTCTCTATTCAGGCCAGCTAATGACAATTCCAGGCCCAGTGCTACCGCCCGGAATGGCCGGCCTCATCTTGTCTGGCAGCGCAATGCTGGCTCCTACCTGGCTAGACTTGATACAAGGGTATACCTTTGTGACGCCGGATGAAACAGAACCACCAGAGGGAAGCTTTGAGGCTCACACACAAATCCAAAAACTTGACGCGGACGATTGCGTTTACTGGATCAAGGCGGGCAAAGGCTCCGGCGGTAACGCAGCCTGCCCTGATATGACCGCGGAAGAATATGATGATCTTGAAAAACTAGCGCAGGAATATATAAAGTGGGAAGATGCACTAAATGCTAACACTAAATTTTATAACGAGATAAAAGCTCTTGAAAACGAGGAAAGCGGAGTAATGGCCGATCCCCGCTTCCAAAAACTAATACAATATTATGCTCTCAAGGCTAAAACCCCATGGACGCCAAGCAGCGCATATACGGATAAAACATGCTTTGACTGGTACGAAGCCGGAAAACCGGATAGCTGGACCACTCATGTGAGCGACTGCCCGGATATGTCACTTCTTGAGTTTGAAGCGCTTAAAGCGGCAGTTACAGGGTTTGAAGACGAGGTAAGGGATAATTTGGCCACTCTTTATGGAGACATGAAGGTGACCCATGAGGCTACGGATGAGGACGGCAACCTGATCTACAGCACGAAACCGAAATACTCAAAGAAGAAGGCGAAGGACAAGGCTTGGGACTTTATCCACTACATGCGCCGCTTCGCCCAGTCCACGGCCGTCCTTAATGTGAGATGCGCGAAGCTTCAAACAAAAGCGCCAACACAAGCGGAAGCCGCGACCAATGCCGCGGAGACAGAAGCCGCGACCGTCGAGGCCAAAGATGAGATGGAACTGTGGGCACCTGCGGGCCAGACCGCGAACATTCTTTTAACTGTCAAATCCACCGATGAAAACGCCATCACGATGGACATTGTAACCGATCCAACTTTATATGCTTACGCAGCCGAAAAACCACCGGTTATCCCCAAGGTAATGGAAAAATATGCGAAGTATAATGGAATGAAGTTCTATCAAAACGAAGCACTTCAGACCGCAATGGAAAGTTTCCTCATAGAAAACGACCTTTTTCTTCTTGCTTTAAACGAGATGTTCGGAGGCCTTCTCCAGGCAACCGGTCGAAACGGTTTATATCTAGATGGGGGCAGCGCCGGTAAAGAGCAGATGGGGGGCACAACGGGAGGCGTCGCTGACATGTTTGACAAACTCCGTCTGACAAAACATTTGCCCACGGGCGCGTCCCAAACAGGGGAGTGCTTCTTAGGGTTTTTCAATAAGCGCGTCCTCAATTCCCAAGTTCAAAAGCTGACGGAGACTTTGAACTGTTATTCGCCGATGTCGGTCACCAAAAGCGCCACCAACGTGGCCTATATTAAAATTGCCCTCGATTGCGTGATCCGCGCAATTGTGGTAAAAGAAATGATGAAAAGTCTTTTTGTTTTTGGATTTGCGTCGCTAGATGATTTATACTCCTACGAGTGGTCCCCCACCGAAGGGATAGAGGACAATCCCCCTCAGCCGTTCTTCGGCGCTTTCCTGGATGAAGAGATCGAAAGAGCGCTTAAAAAGCAATTTGCTGTGATGGGAGGGGGATCTTTTGAGACGTTTTATACCGAGGTGATAGAAGAATTTATCACTGGAATGATGAGAATTTTATACCAAGATGAGACTATGACAGGCAGCGAAGCCTTCAATATTATTGTAAGTGACCAAGTCAGTTTTGTCAAAAAGGTTTTATTTAGCGCACTGCCGCACGAGCTTCAAGAACTAGAGGGGTATTTTAGTCCTAAATTGATCCAACAGGTGAAAGTTGGAGAAGGTGTGGCCACGGCCGACAAGTACCTGGGGCAGCTAGAGGGCGCCAACGCAGTTGATTACGCGGATCAGGTACGCGTACTTACCAACTTTGAGCTTAACCGCTACATAGATACTCTGGACGGCGCCCACCAGGGCGAAGACGTCTTGTGGGTACCCATTAAATTTAAAGCCCCTCAGTCCCCCGGTGTCGGCCTGGACGCAATACCAACTGGGCAATTTACTTTTCAATATTCTCATACCACCCCAATAACGAATCTAGATTTTAATGCCGCGGCTCCCGCCCTCACCAGCACCAATAATTTATTAGAAGTTTTAGATGGGGTAAACTCTGGCTTCGTCGCTGAACAATTTGTGGAAATAGATTACAATAGTCGCTTTTACGAGAAGCTTTCAGGAAGCGAGGACATGATAAAGAATATGCAGCTGATGTTCGCCCTATGGGAGGCGCAGCTGGTCATAGATCAAGCCACCTTAGCCTTTTTTCTTTTTGATACCAAGTTGATAATGCTCTTCCCACAGATTATGCCGGCCCTAAGAAACCCTGGAATAGCCGTTGCCATTGGCCACGCCGCCGGCACGATGGTGAATTCCGAGAGCGCGGGTCTGACAGTCCATCAGGCCAATGACCACCGCATAGACAATTACGACCGGCGAAAGAAATATCGCCATAAATCCGTGCTGTGGCGTTTATTTAGGTACAATTTTGATGATAGCTTCACGGTGGCCGAGAAATTGGACCTGATACAGGAATTCCCATTTTTGGACTGGGGTATGACGGGCAAAATTCCCGTTTCTGCATTTCGGGACATGGTGTCTCAATTTCGCTCCCCGATCGACACTATCGCGGATCTTGAGCCAGAATGGTGGCAATATGAGGAACATTATCACAAAGACTTTAATTTATCGTCGGACGTTTTTTGGAAATCCTGGCCACGAGGGGAAACCTATCTCGATTCGATGGGCACCGCCGGCGGCGTGAATGCGATGATGACGTCGATTCTTAAATGGCTACCAGGCGGCGGGACCCGCAACAGCGATTTTTGGCTCACCAATAATCACGGGTGGTATAAAAACCTCAGTCTTGAGGAGAGAACAAAACTGGACGCGCGTCTTGCGGTGACGGGTAACGATGAGGCTATAACCCACAAAGGTAAAACTTTTTTGGGATGGTTTTTTACGCTGCCTCTCGATGAAATCCTCACTTTGGACTTTGGCGCGCGCCTCGTACAATATGTTTCGGAAGTGGATCGCCCGGGCATACAAGACGCCTTTGATGAGAGCCTACTGGGATCCGATGGTATCAGCGATATAGGGAACGTTCCAACAGCCTCCCCGGGCCTGGTGGACACGATGCTCAAAGAAAAAATAGGCAAAGTCGACTTTTTCGATGACCAGGGGGCAGAGTCTCCACATCGTTACGTAAGGCTACCTATTTACTCATCTGAGTTTTCAGCCGCCCCGGAATGGAATTCCTTAACATGGTTTGAATCAATGTATAAGGTTCATCATCGAGTGACCGACCTTGGCACGTTGGCGGAGAACCGGTTATACACTTTTGATGACTTCTTCAAACCAGGAGTCGGGGTGCTTGGCGCCGACGTTATAAAGAAGGAAGAATATGATGCTCTCAAGAACGCTTATACGGAGCACAGTGCGGTAAACTCCTCGTGGGAGTGGCCGGCCCTTGCTTATGATGTGGACGAAGACGCTGCTGGTTTGCACGGGTTGGGGCTCCGCGGCCGCGCGTTTCGAAACACTGTGAAGAGGTGGACAACCCCAGTCATTACGCAGTTTAATGAGACTTCTTATATCGAGGCGGCGAATACAATTACCAAGTCTGAAGTGTTTCCCGCCGGCGCCACCGGCCAGACACACTCCTTGTTCACCTACAGGATCAGGGTCGGTACGTACACTCCCACCGATTCCGAAGGCAAAAAAGGCCAGCCGGTGGCGGTATGGGGCACGCGCGCGAACTGGCTAAAAGATAACGCAAGCCCTTATTATTGGGGCGCAGGAGGTTCCCCGGCCTTCTATAATTGGGGAACGGACAAAAAAGGTTTTCGCGGCGGTTTTAACCGCCTTTGGTATGACCACTTCACCAATCTTATTGAAAAGGCGCAGTGGCACGACTCCGGCGACCCGTTTCTGTTTAAGTTACCTGGAACTAATAAAAAAGGCGGCGGATTCTGGTTTCCTGGGGCCGATTATGCCATGGGATCCCCCTTTCAGACTGATGAATTTGTACCTGGAGACCATTACAACGACGCCACCACCAAGAATTACTCAGGCGATCATGTCAACTGGCAACAGTCTGGGATGGCGTGCTTTAAAAATGCTGACGAAGCACGAGCTTCTTTCGATGAGGCGTACCGCAACACATTGGCGCCCACCATTTTTAATTTAGAGGTGGCCGACAAGGTCATTCATGGTCATACGGAAGGCGAGCTACCCCTCGCGACGAGAATCCTAAACGATTTTCGCGAAAACGGTAGCCCCGATCTCAAGCTGTGGATCCAACAACGCGAGGAGTTTATCGCGCGCGAAGCGAGCAATAAAAGTGTAATAGGGACTTACAAAAACAAGAAGGTGTGGACAGGCACAGGCCGCTTTCCGTGGAACCCCAACTACGACTTTGCGGAGCCCGGATTTGAGGTTGCGGAAAGCGCAGAGAGCGGCGGCTGGCGCGACACCTTTATCTTACAGATGTTTTTGTGGCAATTACAACAGGTGGAAAAGGCCAAGGATCTTTACAAGTTGGGCACAAAGGGCGATATTCAGGGGACACCTGAATGGGTCGATATCACTTACGCAGCCTTTCGTAGCTCAATGGCGGGCACCGCCACCAGCGCCGGCGCGCTGTCCGGGTGGTACAAATTTGATGACACGGGCAATGATTATGTGGGCACCTATGGGAATTCTCAAAAACAAGGGGAACTTCTCGATATGCTAGGGACTGATCGCCCTTTCCCTTACGAGCAAAACGCCTTAGTTTACGCCGATTACGCCGCCTTGGTTGACGTCTTGTTCCCACCACCGCCACCGCCTGGTGTCCCCGAACAAGAACCCAAAAAAGATATTAACACGATAATGGCCAAATTTGCTAACATGGCCATCCCACCCCATTCCTATGTCGGAAAAACCATAGAGTCGACGCCCAAAACCGCATCGGACCCGCATGCCCCAACACAAGCTGCCTTCCGAGAATTGATGCAAAGCTTTTTCATCAGAGAACAGGGCACCATGATTACGCTTATTCATAAGCTTTTGGCAGAAAGATATTACCCCCAATTGGAAAATAATTTCAATGGCACCATTTCGATGTCAGCAGAGACGCTGTTAACAGCTATCGCTGTCGCCCAAGGAGATTATCAGCGGACATCTTCTGCCAATGCGGTTAACGGACCCTCTGGCGCCCCCATGGGCGGTTTTGATTTTGGGTCGCTAGGGATAACAATCCTTAAAGCATTCTTGGGCGCACTCGCCAGTACTGTTGATCCGACATGGAAAACCCCATGGCCATGGAATTTTGGTATCGGGCCACTCACCCCCATCGGTGTGGCAGCCAAGTTGCTTCATGGAAGGACTTCAAATTTTTCATCGGCGGCAGATACGCCCATTGAAGAGCCCATTGTCTGTAACGATGAGGTTGACGAACAGGGATCCTTTATTAAATATGGTCCGCTTATTGATCAAGCACCAAGCGGCGACCCAGCGACCACTGAAACACCACCTAGCGACGCTCCCTCCGAGTAACCCATGGGCCCTTAAAACGAGTAATATAACAATTACTTAGAAAGGATAATCAAATGAAGCAATTTCTATGTAAGAAATCTAATTATATTTCGAGAGGTGAATAAAAGTGGCTTTTGGATTTTCTCCTATAATACCATTACAGAAAAGCGAAGAGGATGGCTATTATGCCTTAACCAAAACCGTTGCTGCGAATACTAAACAGAATTTAAAGAATTTGTTACTCACCTCTCCTGGCGAAAGAGTGATGCTTCCGGAGTTTGGAGCAGGACTCCGAGACTATTTGTTTAGCAACCAGTACGATACAATTGAGGCGGACATTACATACAGAGTTGAAGAGCAAGTGGCACAGTGGATGCCTTTTGTAACGATCAACGACATTGAGTTTACACGTAACAGCCCACTATACGCCGAATCTGATCGCCACAACCGCCTAGATATAAAAATATTTTATTCGGTGCCGACATTTAATTTCTCGGATCTTCTGGAAGTATTAAAAGTACAGTTTATATAGGAAGCCTTAAAGACAATGAACATTAAAAAACCCCTCATCAACTACACAGCGCGCGATTACGCGACTATTAAAGAAGAATTACTCAATTACGCTCAGAAGTACTATCCTGAAGCATATAGAGATTTTAATGAAGCGTCCTTTGGATCTCTGATGGTTGACATGGTGGCATATGTGGGGGACATTCTTTCCTTTTATCTCGATTATCAGGCGAACGAGTCCTTTTTGACCACAGCGCTGGAGACGGAAAATGTCATTAAGCTGTCGAAAAACTTGGGATATAAGTTCCGCCCCAATGCCGCCTCTCACGGCGAAGCCAGCTTTTTCATCTCAGTTCCGAGCAAAACAGACGCCCCCGCCCCAGATGTGAGTTACGCCCCTATACTAAAGCGCGGATCCACCGTGCTCACCACCGACAATAGAACGTTTACGTTGATTGGGGATGTAAATTTTGCGGAGTCGAACGATGTGGTAGTGGCCACCGCCAACGCGGACGGAACAAGTCCTGCCCGCTACGCAGTCAAAGCCAGGGGCCTCGTAATGTCGGGCGAGTTTATGACCCAGCAGTTTGACGTGGGGCCCTATGAGCGCTTTCTTCAGATAGACATCAACGATCCCAATCTAACTGAAATTATTTCAGTTTTTGATGCGAACGGAAACAATTATTATGAAGTGGACTATCTCACACAGGACACCGTGTATATCCCCGTAACCAACACGGCCAATAATCAGGGCACCGTGGAGAATATCCTTAAGCCTATTGCCGTTCCGCGCCGCTTTGTTGTAGACCAAACGTTCGAAAAGACCACCCTTCAATTTGGGTCTGGTACTGGCAACAATGAGCAGCGAGTCTTAGACCCGGCTAGTGTTATTCTGGACGTATTCGGCAAATCCTATATTACGGACAAATCTTTTGACCCTACCGTTCTCATTAAGACTGATAAACTGGGTGTTTCGCCCGCGGATACCTTGTTAACGGTGGTATATCGTAGAAATAGCGCTGCGCAAGTTAATGCGGCCCCTGGAGCGATTAACGGAGTGGGCACCGTAAATATAAAATTTTTAAATGAGAACACTCTATCTTCCGCTCAAATGTCGGCCGTGCGGAACAGTCTCGAAGTTGTCAATGAGGAGGCTATTACGGGGGATGTCGTCGACCTGACTAATGAAGAAATAAAAATGAGATCCTATGGGGCCTATGGCGCTCAAAATAGAGCAGTTACACGCGATGACTATATTAATTTGGTTTATAACATGCCCGCTAATTTCGGGCAAGTAAGAAAAGCGGTTATTTCGCGAGATACGGATTCTTTCAATGGGAAAAACTTAAATCTTCATGTTATATCTACTGATGAACTCGGACTCTTCACCCAAACCAATACCACTATTAAACAAAATTTAAAAAGTTGGATTAGTAAGTATAAAATGTTAGGAGATACTATCGATATTTTGGATGCGCGGATACAGAATCTTCAGATCTTCTTTACCGCCATTGCGTATACCAATGTTAACAAGCAGGATGTTTTAGAAGTATGCCTAAGCAGGTTATCAAGTTACTATCTTAATAATATGTATGATATCGGGGAGCCGTTCAAGATTACTGACGTATACAAGCTTTTAAATAATGTCCCTTCTGTGCTCGACGTCAAAGACGTGACCGTTGTACCGGTAACAGGAGTGGAGTATTCGGCATTTGATCTAGACTACCAGACATTGATTTCCAATGATGGCCGACAACTCATCCCCCCCAAGGATGTCATTTTCGAAATTAAGTACCCCCTTACAGATATTGACGGAGAAATATTGTAATGGCGATTAAAAGATACACAGCGGATAGAGACAACACTATTACGAATGCTTACAAAGCAAACCTCACCACGCGCGGCGTATCCGGCAACATGGGCCAATCAGATATATTGGAAGTATTCCACATATATGGCCAGGCATCTTCGGACTCCTCCGAGAACTGCCGCATTCTTGTGCGGTTTCCAACGGACACTATCGCCACGGACCGAACCGCAGGAACAATACCTGCCAGTGGAAGCGTCTCTTTTTATCTGCGAATGTTTAATGCGGCCCATTCCCAGCCAACACCGGCCAATTTTATATTAACTGCTTCGGCTCTTACCGCCGATTGGCAAGAAGGCGTCGGCCTGGATATGGAAAACTATTCTGACATTGACGAGTCTAATTGGCTGTACCGCACTGATACAAAAATTGCGCAAGTCGCCACCGCTTCCTTTCTTTCAAATACGAAAGGAGACTATGGGGGGAAATACATAAGCTTATATGATGCCAGCGACAATAGGTATAACTTTTGGTTCAACGACGGGGACGATTCTGCCCCCACTATCGACGGTACAGAGATTGAAGTTGATATATCCGCCGGCGGCCTCACAACTGCTGCACATTACGCTGATACTTTTAAAACTGTTGTAGATGATCAAAGCCAATTTACTTCCACCGTCGACTCCGCTGACGCAGGTATACAAAACGCCACCGCGGGAGCAGTTACTGCCCCCACCGGCAATGTAGAAGTCATATCTCTAACCACAACAACGGCTGGTTCGGATTACACGGCCTGGACTACCGAAGGGGGCGACTATGATTATACCCCTTCGTCTTCTTTTCAACAAACTTTCACCACCGGCTTTGAAGACCTGGAGATTGATATATCACCTCTGATGGAGCAATGGCTGAGTTCGAGCGATAATTTGCCTACTGACACGGACATGGGCCTCAAAAGCAATTATGGTTTAGGAGTCTTTTTGACGAGCAGCGAAGAGGGCGCCACCGTATCTTATTACACTAAAATGTTCTTTGCGCGAGGATCGCAGTTCTTTTTCAAAAGGCCCATCGTCGAAGCTCGCTGGGACAACAGCAAGTTGGACGATAGGGGAAATTTTTATCTAAGTTCTTCCCTTGTACCAGCTTCCGATAACTTGATGAAGCTTTATTTGTATAATGTGGTTAAAGGTCAGCTTACCAATATTCCTGCGGTAGGTACTGGTAACGTTTTCGTGAGTATTTATAGCGGAACCACCGCAGGGATCACGTCATCAGCCGCGCCAACTGGCGACAAGCTCTTTCTCCCCATCGGCGGCGGAGTCACAGCCACCGGGGATATTAATATAACGGCCTCTTTTGTTGAAACGGGGATATATTCGGCCTCCTTTGCCTATGCTTCTTCCAGCATCACAACCATTTATGATGTGTGGCACACAAGCAGCACAGCCGCTGAAATGGTTCAATATCACACGGGATCCGCAATTACCGTAAAAACATTTAATGCGTCCGGGTATAACCCCAATCAAACTTATGTTTCCAATATTACTAATTTGAGGGATTCATACAGCACTGAAGAAACGGCGCGCTTTAGACTCTATACACGCAAGAAGAATTGGCAGCCGAACATTTATGTAAAGGCGAGTGTGGATACCCCGAACGATATTGTGGAAAATGTATACTATAAAATAACGAGAATCTCAGACAATTACAATATTGTAGCCTATGGAACTGGTAGCCAGAATCAGACTAAATTATCTTATGATAACAGCGGTAGCTACTTTGATTTCGATATGTCAATGTTACAGACCGATGAGATTTATGCCCTTAATTTTGTTTATAAGGTTAATGGGAACTATGTGGAACAAACACCGCAATTTAGATTTAGAGTAGAGTAATAAATGTCGCTAAAAGATTTATTTAAAGAGGACGAGAACTTAAAAAGTCCAGAGCCTCTTACAAAACAAGATATAGATAATCAAATAGAATCTTTTGATTTTATGGCGGCCGTGCGCGAACGTAACCATCGTTTTCTACCCTTGGAAGAGTTCGCAAATCCTAAAGCATTCGCTCGTTTCGGATCCGCCGAAAAATATTATGAAGACTCTATTAGTCGCATTTATGACACCTATCCTTATGATGGATCCCTGAAAGAAAAAGCACTTTGGGAGTTAAGCTCTTCTTACCTGGACCTCTATATTTTTGAGAACGGCTATCCGCGTACAACCGGATATATCACGCTGACCACTTCCAGCCTGACTGCTACAGATATGTATAATGGATATGGTGCAGCGGGCACTTCTTCCTATGAATACATCTTGATTAAAGGCGGCCCGAACCCGGGCACAGGCAAATCTTTATATTATGACTATCAACAAGACAAAACCGTCTTCCGAAAAGATGCTAATATTTACGATCTCTCTAAAAATAGAGAGAACAATCTTAAGATCGGAGGCACCGACGGCAACACTGTAGAATTTTGGCTGAAAAAAGCCGCGTTTGACAACAGCGCCACGGAAAAAGAAGTCATTTTAGACGTATTTGTCACGGGCACTCTCAGCAGTTCCGCGGACTATGCGCGTTTACGAATTGAAATGACAGGCGCGGCAAGCGGAAGCCCCTTCTTGGTTACTTATATGTCCGGAACCACCGGGTTCGCGCAGACTAGCATCGGCAGTTCAATCACAGCCGCAACGGTCGCCGACGACGCGTGGCATCATTACGCGTTTCGTTTTAAGAACACCGGGAGCAATGTTGTAAGCGATCTCTTTATTGACGGCGATCATAACCATCGCGTCATCGGCGGCACAGCCGTTTCTTATGTTAGCGGGGCTTTGGTGGCCACATTGGGCGCCCTCGGCCAATCTCCCTCCGGTAACGTATATATCGACGGTCCTGATCGGGGGTATGCTAAACTATCGGGCTCCCTCGACGAATTTCGTTATTGGAAAACCTTCCGCACCTCCGAAAAAATACAACGCTATTGGTTCGGCCAAGTGGGCGCCGGGACTAATAGCGATCCCGCGAACACGGATTTGGGCGTTTATTATAAATTTAACGAGGGCATCACTCAAACAGCCTCTGTCGACTCATCTGTCTTGGACTTTTCCGGACGCATTTCAAATGGCGCATGGACAGGCTATTCTACCCTATATTCACGAAACACCGGATCGGCTATAATCTCGTCATCGGCTAGCCCCATGGAATTTGAGGACCCGATCATCTATTCATTCCAACCCAATGTGGCGGCGTTTAAGACCCAAAAGAAGCTTGAGGGACGCATTCACGATGACACCAATGGCAACGGGCTGGATTCATATTTACCCCAATGGATGCTCCAAGCCAATGAAACGGATTTTGAGAATTTAGACCAAAATCAGCTACTCAACGCCCTTCAGATCATCGGTAGTTATTTTGACTCAGCCGCTATTCTGATGGACAAGCTGCCGGCCCTAAAACATGAGAAATACTATACCTCTGGATCGTTCGCTCCGCCCTTTAATAAGAGGTTTCTAGAGTCCAAGGGCTTCATTGTTCCGGACATCTTTATCAATGCTGGCCTGTTGAACCAATTTGAGGATCGCGATGATCATCTTAAATACGAGCACACCCTCCAAGAAATTAAGAACACCATTTATCAGAACATTTACAACAACTTAACGTATATCAATAAGTCAAAAGGTACCGAAAAAGCATTTCGCAACCTTTTGAGATGCTTTGGCCTTGGCGATAATGTTTTAAAGTTCAACGTATACGCCAACAATACCGCCTACCAACTGGAAGACAATACGAAGCAGACCATAAAAACAAAAAGCTATGTTAACTTTAACGAGATTGATAACGGAGACGCTAGCGTTTATCAGTACCGAACCGACAGTAACGCAACGTCGTATATTTCAGGAACAAAGGACTATAGCGGTGGCTACGAAGGTTCAGGTTTGGGCTTTACGCTCGAAGGGGACTTCATTCTCCCCAACCGCGTCGGGATCATGGAGTATGCGACACTTAAGCCCGGCTTAAGCAGCTCTTATAGCAATCTTTACCCTCTCATCGTATCTTCCTCTTTGTTCGGTTTACACACCGCTAATGGTACAGAAAACGACCTAACATGGGATACAAATGATTATGCGAACTTCCAAGTTTATACGGCGAAGGATGACAAGTACTCTAGCAATGCCAAATTTATACTCACATCCACTGCGGGCAGCGGCATACCGCTTCTCACTTCCTCCTATTTTGAAGATATTTACGACGATGATCGATGGTCCGTTTCTGTTAGTATCAGACCCAAGAGATACCCTCAACTTAATCAGCCCTCTGGCTCACGCCCCGAGAATTACATAGTCCAGTTTTATGGATGCAATTACATTGGGGATCTAAAGCATAAGAGCTTTTTGGTGACCGGGTCCATGACAACCCAGCAAGGAAGAAATTTCCTGGCCAGCCACAAGCGCGTATATGCCGGCGCTCATCGGACCAACTTTACGGGCGCGCTATTACAATTTGCCGACACTAAAGCCACGGAGGTCAAAGCCTGGTATATGCCACTAGACACTGCGGTTATCGACCAGCATAATATGAAGGTGGACAATTACGGTGCGAGTTCTCCCACCCAAAATGCCTTTTTATATCAAAATGCTATCAATAGGATAGAAATTCCGGAGATAGATACATTAGCCCTTCGCTGGAACTTTAATGCGGTATCTTCTTCCAATGCCGTCGGCCAGTTTGCCGTGGAGGATGCCTCTTCGGGAAGCGCCGCAGCCGCAGGCCAAGGCTGGTTTAGCGGAGTGGTCGACCGACGCCACACGGCATCCGGTAGCTTTTTTGCCACCTCCTCAGCCAACGCTGTACAAAAACTTGAACGCGGAACACTTCAACAACAAGTCCCGGAGGTGTTGTTAGACTCTAATTTGGTTAATATAATCGAAAACCAGTCAGATGATTTTTATACGCGCGGGAGTCGACCCATCACATATAACTTGTCGATTGAAAAGAACTTATTTCAAGATATTTCGGAAGACATGCTTAACATGTTTGCTTCGGTAGGTTATTTTAACACGCTCTTGGGCACCAACGTCAATCGATATCGCGGCCAATACAAAGAGTTGATAAAAGCCGGAAACCAATACTTTGAAAAGGTTGATAACGACTATGATTTCGATAAGTATGTAGAATACTTCAAATATATCGATTACGCAGTTAGCCGATATATCCAGAAGCTGGTCCCCGCGTCCTTAGATATGTTGCGGGAGGGGCTCTCTACGGTTATAGAGAACTTTGTCTTGGGCGACCGGAACAAATTCCGGAACAAACCGCCAATTATAAGAGAAATGATCCCGGAATTTAACGCGCAAGTGCTTGGAATCAATGAGCTTACTTACAATTGGAAGTATGGTCATGCCCCCTTAGATGATCTCCAGAAAAATAATTGCCGCTGGTGGCTCCAGCGCGCCTCAAGAAAGACTTCGGTCTTGGCGTCTGGGGATACCCAATTGGATATCGATAAGCAAGAAATTTTAGAATCCAATAACAATGAAACGAACGCCCCCGATTACACCCTTAAAGATAGCGTCACGAGCGCGCAATATTCGGGATCTACCTACGCGATCCGTCGCTTGGCGAAGCCTTATAAGGTTTTGTCGACTCTAGAGAAACCGATTAAAGGTGGTAGCAACTATTATCCCAATAAGAATTATAACTTCCTTTTGGATGCTGTACGTAAAGGAGATACAGACTCCGACGGTATCGTCGCCTCTATTCGGGGTTATGAGAATGCCGTACCTTATGCGAATTTGCCCGCGGGCCTTCACCCTTTCCCCGACTGTGCCGATAGTTTAGAGCTAGAGAAGCTGGGCGCAAAAAAACGACAATGGGAAGGAATGATCGAGCGAGATAACCAGACGGGTCTCGATTTTAGTATATGGGGTTATGAAGACAAGGTAAAGATTCGCCAGTGGACACCTTTTAGTCTATATAGCTCGTCGGTTGATCTAGGCGGTGTGGATTCTACGCTGATTAATAATTTTCAGACTGGCGCCATTGTTACAAATCTTCACGACGACGTTTACGGTCATGACAAAGAAGTGCCCATGCAGGGGCCCTTCACCGAAAAATTTGTGGGAGGCCTTCAGTACCGCCACATCGCTTTGAATTCTGGTTCAAATCTAGATACCGCGGAGACGCGCCCAGAAGGGTGGTCAATTACATATCTCCACACCGGCCCGGGTACGACGCTTCTTTATTTGGGCGCGCCATACGGGAACACTTTAGGTTCTAGGCCCACAGCGCTGTACTATCGAGATGAAACCGCGAAACGTCCCGTAAACATTAGAAACATCCAACAAACGACAGCCTCTAATATCACCCATATTGGAAACTATACCAAAGATTATGAAGTTGTCTTAACAAATGGACGCTCTACTAATAATGTCTATCTCACCGAAGTAGGTGCTATCACGGCTTCTTCAGCTGAAACCCTTATTTCAGGGGTCTTCGACTACGCCCTTCCGGATCGCACCCGAAATGATTGGGTTATTGTTAATCGCTTTTCGGCTCCCGGCGGCCCCGAAGTTAACGGTTTGGGCTTCTTAGATATTGAGGCGAACGAGTATTCAGTTTATAACGCACTGCCATGGCGAAATCTAACGGTACGCCAACCACTGCGGAGTCTCCTATCTGATCACAGCAAACAATTCGGTTACTTTAGCGATGCGTTCAATTCGGCGAGTTACGTGCGCGCAGGAAAAGCATATCCAGGCACAAGCGGTTCTGTGAACACAGGATCGTATTATGCCAAAGGGGCTTACCAAGACGCCACAGCTTCTTTTCAAAAGGTTAATCGCAACTCCTTGAGAACATTGAATTTATCTGACTCAACGGAAACTTTTGTCAACCCAAAATATGTGGATTTCGAAAGCGGGAGCGCGCAGTATCTTTCGGGCGCAGCTAGCCCTACAATCATAGGAAACGCAAAAGCTTTTACCTTTTCTGCCTGGGTAAAGCCAGAATCCTTAGATACGGGCACAGGCCCTGTAATGTCAATTGCGTCGCAAGGCGACTACACCTCAGCGCTAAATAAAAGTTTTGAAGTTAACTGTTCTGCCACAAACCAATCGATTGTAAACTTTGCTGTTTTTAGCAACGGCGGGGCAGATTTAGGCGGCGGAGGCGGATATATTTCTTATAACACTCCGGCTTCTACTTTGGCGGTAGACACGTGGACTCATTTGGCTTTTACTTTTGACGAGGCGACGCAAAAATTCAATACCTATGTCAATGGTGTTACAGGTTCGCGCACCCTTGTAATTCACGATACGGTAACCATCAAGCAATCAACGGCACCATTGCTCTTGGGCGCCCGCGACGAAGGGGGCACTCTGGACGATTACTTCGATGGAGGTATCGACGAAGTAAGCTATTGGAACATCGCTTTAAATGCCGCGGGAATTAGAGAGATTTTTGAAGGTGATTCCGGGGTATACGGGGCAGGCTACGGCCCGGGCAATCTTAATAATCACACTGAAAAGGAATATTTAGTCTCATGGTGGCGACTGGGAGACGGCTGCAAAGAGTCAGATCCTACTTTCTGTGACGATTTAAGCGCCGGCGTCACCGACGGTGTACTGGATGTGGGATTAAACGGAAACAAAAACCATCTTAGTGTGCCATTGGCCCCCCACAACCCAGCGGAATCTTCTTTAAACTATCTTACCGGCGGGGCTTATTACCTTATCACTCCGGGCGCCAAGGAATACGATAATTTCTTTGTACAACATCCTATTCCGCGTACAGATTTACAGTATGCGTGGATAACCGCAAGCCTGGTAAGCGATTATAGCGGTTCGGCTTTATACCAATACGAGCAAAGGAATATGGCGAGAGCGGACTATGCCTCTACGGATATTACATTTTGTAGCGCTAGTGACTTTGTTTCTTATGATTTTCTTGGGGGTCACTGGTGGGGGCAGGATAAAAACACACGTGCCCCAGGAGGATTTGCGCCATCGGCCCAAGGCTTTACGGACTTCGTAGGTTTGAATTATAATATTTACGAAACAGCATCTCTTTCGCAGAATAGCATCGGCTGGGGAGAGATACGCCGCGGCGACACTGGCGGAATGGGCCTGGATTGCGCAAGTTCAGCATGGTATAATTACATGGGACAATCTTTGTGCACGAATGGCGTCGGCGCAGTCGCCGCCAACGTTCAATTTTCGGTAGCCTCCTTGCTTAACGGTGTTATCCTCCACCGCCAAGGCCCATACGGTTGGCCCTCTTGGAAACAGATTCGAGGCGCACAACACCCAATTGCCCGTGCCCAGCAAGCTCACAACACTATTGGTTATATTTTCCCTGGAGAAGCGATTGGCTTCGGGGGCGGCCAGCCGGGGAAATTTCTTAAAAAGATTCGCAACTTCACGGAGCCAATTGCCACTAGTAAATATAAGCCTTTGCGCATATATATGCCATCATCTGACACCGAAGACCACGTAGCCAAGACTGTAATGACTTATGGCAATCAAAACGTGATGTTTACCGATCATAGCGCCGACATACTAAACACTAACGGGGTTATTCTTGACACAGCCCTGGTTTACGGAAAGGTGCGACCGAAAACTTATTCGCCCTATCTCGCTATGAAAGCGCTTGTAGAAAAATCTAACAGAAAACTTGCCACGGAAGTTCTCTATACCGAGGTGATTTACCCTAAAGAGCAATTTACTTATCTGTCGGAATCCCGCCGACGGCTGCGCTTCGCTAATGATTATTGGCGCAACTCGCGTAGTGACCGCTTGAAGGCGAATTTAGTGAATTTTGCGGATGTTGCCATTAAATCATCAAGCTTGTGGAACATGGACGCACACCCGGAGTTCACAACTACGATTAATTACATTCCATTTTCCGCCACCATGCCAGTGCGCGACGGCACCGGAGAGTTACAAAATTGTTATAACCTTTTTCACTATTCACCCCTTTCTTCTCCTTCGTCGCACATCACCGCAGCGCCAAGTTATGTGCGCAGGATCCCTCTGATCACGGCGTACGCTCTTACGGCCAGCAATCTTACTTACGGCCTTCTCCCCGGTTATACGAACGCGGTGGCCTTCTCTGGAGCCTCGGAAGAAATTCGTTTAAAGACCGTAGGAGGCGCCGCAACAACTTACTCGCCTTTCGATGTTGGCAACTATGGGTTACGTAAAATGCCTCTTCCCGTTCGCTATAGCGCCTCAGTAGGTGATACTTTGTGGGAAGTTACGAGCAGCACGGGTAAAGATATTACTCCTTTTTATGATTCATATAATGATTATGCGGAAGAGGGAACGCGCATAATGCAGGAAGGCACCATTCTTCCGGAGTTTAGAATTTCGGAGAAGATGGCAAGCTACTATAGCGCCGCGGCTGATAAGAACTGGGTCTTGACTTTTCCAACAAAAGACAACTTTAAAACCGATACAGCCACCGTCAGCGCAGCCCAATACGCTCTGCGCATTCAGGATGGACTTCTTGAATTGACGGGGGCATCGTATAACCACTTAACGGAGACAGATAAATTCTTGAATCGTTATGCGTTTTCTGATTTCTATCGGCATTTTAAATTGATTAAAAAGGATTATAACGATAACCGGCCGGTGACCCAAACGGTGGAACAGCTGGTAGAAAAGAAAGCTCGCAGTCGGACCCCGCTATTAAGTCTAGGGTGTGAAGCTCTGATGAAGCTTGTGCCCTATGACGGCTTTTATCCGGCGCAAAGAAGTGTTCAACTGGCGTCCTTGTTTTCAGCTTCATATTATAACTCCAAAGCTCTCAGTTCCACAGGAGCCGCAGGCCCAATGGCGGGGGGCCAGCAGAGTTGGCGGACAGCAATGCAGCCGTTCTACGCACCGGGCATCTTTTATAATACCATAAAATCAGGAATAGCAGTGGACTACCCTATTCACTCTCCTTCTGCTATCGAGCCCCTACGCGGCTGGCCAGCAAGTTCGGATGTGTGGGGTCATTCTATTAGCGGATCCTTTACTCAACGAGTTAACTTCGAGCAAATTGTCAATGGCCCGGCGACGCTTACGATCAAGGACACAGACCCGTTTTTAGATACGCGGCTGAACTCTACAGCCTCTATCAAGCAGGCGCAATCTCCTCTTTATAAGTTTGCGGCAAATAACTTTTTTTCGGAGGTCACCAACTTTTTTATTGACTCGGGACGCCCCACGGGCATTTATCCGGCCTACACCCTCCCAGAAACGGTTAATATTCCGGTTTCTGGGGTGTATGTTATGGACATTGTCTTGCGTAACTCGACTAATATTGTCGACATGAAGAGTTACTGCGAAGCCACCGCGTCGCTGCTCGCTCCGTCTGCTTCAAGCCTGTTTGTGAACTCCTCTAGTTTCATAATGTATAGTCGCGCGAACACAGGCCATTCGATTGATTCTCATTTATATGGTTCATCTTTTGGTCCTCCCGTTCGGAGTGGGTACGTCATCTTTGAAGCGTCCAGCGGCGCCGGAGCTTACGTTTATCGGAACATCGCCAGCTTTGAGCCCTATACCCCGCCTTATTACGATGGATACGCGTCTTGCCGCATGAGTATCGGCCTGGAAGCGCAAAGTGGTCTTTTAATAGAAGATGTTTTAAATAATCTCACAATGTCTTACAGTTCGCTCCCCACGTTCACCCCTCTGAGTTCATCGCAAACTACTCTGTGGGATGGAACGGCGCAGACCAACGCGATGCAAGTTTCCGCGTCTTTGAACTTTGGCCAAGCGCCGAAGGATGCCGGCTCCGAAGGCGGAAATTGGATCTTTACGAACGAAAACAATCCTGCGGATAGGCGCCTTGTGATACACTCCAAGTTTGAGTGCCCGGTGTTGGATTTCTCAACAACGGCCCCAACAGAGCCTTTTAGCAATTCACGCCTAGGATCGGCCGCTGGACTTAGCGGAAGCGTCGCCCGCGGAATGTGGCATCAGATGGGTACCCCACCGGTATCAGGCAATGGCCTATGGATGGAGGTCCAGGACCCCTCGCACTGGTTGCAAACCGAGCGCCCAGAAGGATCCCCACATTTTAACAACGCCAACGAGTACAAATCTCTATCATTTATCTTGGGTTTCACCAAAGGAGTACAGAACCCCAAGAAGATAGGTGTAATGCCAAAGTCGCGAACGCTGTCGGAAGCCATTGTGGCGATCCCCTTCAAAGTGGTGGGGGATTTAAATGCGGCTATAACCGAGACAGAGCTTTACAGGATGAGCCCTTCCGCCGTTGACGCTGCAAAAAATAGCGTTGAGCCATTCGGAAATGCCGGCCCCGACTCTAAATATTCCTCCGCCACCACCGGCCCAATTTTTAAAGATAAAGTCGTCTTTCAGTCGCCCTCCTTCTCAGAATATGAATATACTGATCTTATTAAGGACTACTGGCGAGAGATCCCCCCGGAGGCGCCCGAAGGAGTGGATCCTGCGATTTACAAGCTACTATCCCTCATGCGAAAATATGTTATTCCGCCTCATTTAGACTTTTTACACAATAGCGATATTGACCCTTTTACTATGTACATGTGGGAATTTGAGACCAGTCTGGACGAAGAAGATCTCCGAAATATGTGGCAAAACACCGCTCCTAAGATTGCCAAAAGAGCGATAAAAGCAACAAGCGATGTAATTACACACGTGCTTCCAACGACCCCAGGACAGGCTCACGTACCCAGTCCACTTGGCCCGAATCCCGGTACCGGTGGATGGCTCGATCTTGACGCCTTGAAGGACGCTCAGGACAAAAAGGACGACCTGGACGCCTACTTCGGTCCACACCCTTATTTCTTAGATGTTTTTGATGAGGACAAGACAAGATGGGCCGTTTTTAAAGTTAAAAAGCGAGGCCGAAACAATTATGCGAACATCGCCGGCCGTCAAGAGATCAACGGAATACAATTTCTCAGAGAGGGGGTAGAATTCCCCCATGATTTTGCGTATTCTTATAACTGGCCTCATGACTTCTTCTCTTTGGTGGAGCTAGCGAAGATTACTTCCACCGTGACGTTTAACCCCCAGACTCTCAACCCGGCGGGACTGATGGCACAAATCCTCGATTCGGATGAGGTTAAAAAGGCGACTATGGTGTCTAAAATTATTGGCAATTTAGCAGATTTAGGTTCGGATGAAGGCGACTAACGATGGAATTTTTTGATAAAAAACAAGACGTAATAAATTTAAAGCTAACTCGCTTCGGCCGCCAACTGCTTTCCATTGGAGAGTTTGAACCAGTTTACTATACATTTTCAGACGACGGTGTTATGTACGACACGCGCTGGATATCCGGAAGCACCGTGGCTGAAAGTCAGTGGCTTGTGGAGCAAAGAATCCAAGAGCAAACCCCTCGCTTAGAAACTATTAATTCAAAAGTAGGCGCTGATCGTACCGTCTTCAATACGGGAGATTTAGCCGCATACGCTCTGGATAAAAATTTAAAGGACCTGTTTAATCTTGGAGAAGATTTACAGGATATTCAGGAGCTAGCTGAATACAAGTCTGGGAAGCTAAAGATTGATGAGGACTTTGCCGAATCCGAAAAGCTACTGGCCAATTTTCTTGGCACCAAGCGATATTTCAATAACAAAGCCCCCAACTGGAATGTGCTTTATTATAATGGAATTTTATCGGGTACGTCTAAAAGTTATCAGAAGAACGGCGTGGTCGCTCCTATCCCCCAATTAGACTCCACGCTGAAGGATACGGTCTACAAGGTGCCACCCGAAGAGAACATTTTTGAAACGGAGCCGTCGCTGGCCAAAATATCCGAAATAACATTAGCACCTGACGCTCCTGATATCGACATCTATGCCCCCGGCTACACGGGCCAAGACGGCGCCATTTTTGAGCATATGGCTGCCTATGAGGAGCTTATTTTCGAGTTGGGGTTGCCCACGGGCTCCATTGTGGTCGAGAAAGACTATCTTTTTATCTCTCTAGAAGAAGGTAATGTAGATTTCGAGAATGAGAACTTTCTCTTAGAAGTTTACGAAATAACCGAAACCGACGACTTACAAGGAATCCAGAAGATGGTGTTTTATGGACCCTCCGGGCTAATAATGGGCGAGAACCTGGCAACCGACGCCGTGGAGAGCGTGTTTGACGTTCAGGTCGACACCGAAATAGACCGCGGTCTGGCATGCTATAATATTAATAATAAACGAAAACTTAAAACGAAAAATATTTACACTACGGATGTCTTTGAGTGCGACGACTTGGCCATTGTGGACCAACAACAAGGCAATCCATATAACTTACCGCCAGTTGATGCGGAGGATGTGTGCTAATGAACGGGTTAGACTATCTACCAAAGCCTTATATCAGTAAGATCTTGATTGAAAATGGCACCAACAATGGGGTTAAACAGCCTGGCTACGTCGATCTTTATTATGAAAAAGCTGCGCAGGCCGCGGAGCCCTTGCAACATGAGGCTCTCAAGTTTACATTCAATGTAGCTCTTAAATCCCTTTATCCCGTCGGAGACGCAGCAAAGGCTCATTGTACCAACATCCCCCTTATAGAAGCAACGAAAGTTATAAACACCCATGTTCTGCGTTATAAGTTTATAACAGCGGAGTCCCGCTTGGCCGATTTTCTTTTGGCGGAAGATAAGCACGATTATTTTATGAGCCTTCCCGGGGAGTTGCACACCCAAGATCAAGCACCTCATCTTTTGACCAAAGACCTCAGCGCATATGTCTCTTATGACTTAGACGCTCCTATAATAAGTGTCCCCATCAAGGTTCAACATTTATATAAATATTCTATAGTTGAAAGTCCCCCATCTTTTTTGGCTTGCGTTTTTTGTCTTATGCCAACCGCGGGTGTGACGGGGCCAATGCCAAGCGCAGACAATAGCGCCTTCACCGGAGAGATTATTTTTAGCGGCGACACCATCCCCGTTCAAACGACATATTTTACAATTGGGGATACATATTCTGTCAAAGGGAACGAATATCCTATTAACCAAAATGAACTTGTCACTTCGAAGTTTGAAAAAAATCCATTGACAGGTCTTCCAATTGACGAGATAGTGCCGAGCACCGATAGTGAATTCGTCATGCTTAACTATGGCAAGCCGAGCGAAATTTGGTGTGGCCCAGTCCACCGTCACAAGGTTAACGGCGTATACCGCTATATGGGAGGCGCCTCGCATGGAAATGATCCTCACCCTTATTTAAACATTGAATACAAAAGCAATGACAAGATTGTCGACAACCGCATCATTGGCAAACTGGAGAATATGTTTGTTTACGATTCTCAAAATTTTCAAGCTTTCTTGACTCAAGCTACGGAGACTACTTTTTTAGGGGAGGATAAGAAAAAAGCAGTTGATTCCTATAATGATAATCCCGGGATTGTCTCGGAGGTTGACTACTCTCTAATAAAGACAAAGGGAATTCATGGCCGCCAACGCGGCCGCGTCAATTTGTGGTTTGCCCTAGATCGCTTGGAACTTCTCAAAACTCAATCCACATTCGCACCGCTATTGGAGCTGTTCGGCGCTTTAGATTCTAATGCCATCTTCCCCTTTGTGGCACAGGTAGCGCCTTATAACTTTAACATATACAGGCGCAACGTTGCAACGGGGGAAAAGGTTCTGCTCCTGGGGTCAACTAACGCCAACTATGGGGATGATAGTGGGAAAACCGATGGGTATGGCAATCCCATAGGCAAGGGACATGTATTTCGCAAGTTAGTCGGACTCCAGGTCGAGAGCAGCAGCCCCTTTGTTGATTATTATGAGTTTCGAGATGGTGAAGTGAACACTCTTGACTATGACTACAATGAGTATGCGTACGAGATCGAGTTTAAATTTATAGACCCTTTTATCCCATATTTGGTAAGCAGACTACAGGCGTTGAAAAAAATCCTGCTGGACCTGGATGAGGTAATACATAAAGGATCTCTTAAAGTGGTAAGCAATTCCCCCCTTAAGGCTCACTCTTCCTTCGCTTCGATTTATGGCGCGCACACCACCACCTACGCCACCAATAAAATGGTGGACGCGTATAATAGATACACGGATAAATTCGATGCGGCCTTTCTTGCCAAAGCAAATAATGACCCCTCATTTTTTACGTTTAACTTGATCGACAACATGCCGGCAAGTTTAGTGAGCGGTTTTAAATTACAGGGCAGCAATCTATCGGGCGACGCTTTACTCGGGGGAGATCCCAATGGCCCAGAAAGTCTGGCTACGTTGCTAACAATGTTGAATTTTGACGGCAGTGGCAATCCCGAACCGCTTTCTTCTTATAACGTACCCCATTCGACCATATCGAATGTGGCGAGCTTTATACGATCGTCAACAAGGCTCGACACAGCGACGCCATCTTCTCTTCTCAGGGTGACCGCTCTTTTACGCGGAGTAGAGGATAAATTAGTGAAGCTGCTTAGCCTCTTCGGTCTTTCCCACGTTACGAAAAAAAGTAATTTTAGCTACACGGATTATTTAAAGGGCCAGGGCAATTTTGCCGCGGCCAAGGGTACAACCGGCGAGAATGCTGCGGTTATCCATTTTCATAAAGCTTTCCAAAAGACTCTCAACCTCTATGACATGAGAAATCATTTTGACTGGCTAGACGGCAAGAACTTCCCCCAAGCAGCGCCAAATCGAAACTTAAAGACAGTGGCGGCCGCAAACTACCAACAAGCACTTTCACAAAATGTTACGGCCCTCTTAAAGCCTGGTTCGGCAAAGCCAACCGGCGGTGACTCTTATATGCCTTATTTGGGAATCTTAAGCCTGGACCTGGCTAATGTCAAGAGCGAACTTAACGCCACAGCTCTCGACGATTTTATTAAAAAAAGCTACCAAAGCATGCGTAAACGTGTGCTAACTCGCCACACGGATAAAAATCAAAACATATCTATACCCGAAGTACTTTCTTTCTATGGAGTGAAATTTGAATTGGGTACCGCCGCCGATATAGAGCGACGCATGGAGTTGGGAAATGACCCCTTGCGCGGCACAGTGGTGGACAATCTATTCTGGGGAGACAAATCAGCGTACGGCCCAAAGCATTGGAGTTGGTGGGACAGCGAGGCCTTCGATGATAATTTTGGCCAAAAGTTCATACCGGTTACGCCAGCCGGCGGAGGGTTCAACTCGTCTTTCGGAACGGACCCCAGTAACGTATTCACCCAAGACCCCTTTGGGTCTGTTTACAACCCTCAATATGAATGGCAAGGAGGGCCCTACGAAAAATATCCCCTAAAGGTGGCCAAAAGCCTTCTCTCTATGATCTTTTCTGATAATTTGCAAACTTATCGCGATATGGATTTATTTGATGTAAAAAGTAGCCCAGCCTATTTTGGCGCTATATCTCCCAACTTTCCGGATGAAGATTTTACTGCTATTTCCACCAACCTGGAGATGCCCGCTCCCCTTAACCTACTCGCCTTGGTCGCAAGTGGCCTCTTGGGTAAAGAGAAACTGTCCACCTTATTTTACGACCAATTGTATGATTCCAAAGGGAACTTGAGATTGGACAATTATCAAGCTTACATTGCTTACATGTCCCTATTCGGTCGTGTACGCTATTTACAAGGATTCGAAGCAGCCACCGGCGGCGGATCGGAAAAAACGCCCAGCGCCTTCCACTATAATACACAAATCAAATCCAAGCTCTGGGCGCCCTTAAGTCGCGCGAAGCTTAACTCTCTAGGTGTGGGGCAAATGCTTTATTGTAAAATAGAGCTTTGCCGGGACAATCGGCTCATCGACAAAAAGTTTACTGATTTGTTTGGCGGCTATAGCAATTATAATGAAACTTTTTACATAATGAAAACGGCGCCGGGAGCAGTCCCAGCACCACCCCCCGTAGGTATTACGGCAACCATAGACACATCTTTGCCTAGTAGTGGCATAGAAACGGCCCCGAAGTTTTCGCCAAGTCCGGCCCTCGCCGGCGCCATTGGAAATACTAAAATAGCCGATGAGCCCGCGTGGTTTCTACCAGCTTATGATGTTGACAAAGATCACGCTCGCGGAGGCCGTAATTTTGATCCGCGCGGAGGCGGGGACACTAGTAAAAGGCCCTGAAAGATTCGGTAGTTACTATTTATAAAGGGAATGCAAAATGGCATATATGACAGACTATTATACTAACGTGTACCTTGTTCTTCAGGGCTATACCAAGGCAATGATCCCGGCGAACCCGGCGGAGATTAAGACTCTTGTCGGCATGCCAGACAAGCCCGGCGTTGTTGTTGGCACCGCGCCTATCATGGATCCCAATCTTTTTGAGACCGCGCCTTTCTCGCCGGACGAAGTACCCGTTGTTGGCGGGCTACCCGGGGATGTGATTTCGGCCGAGGCACCTTATTTCCCCGGTTCCGATGCGGACGTCCCAGCTGATGCCACTGGGGGGCCCAAAGGCACGCCAACAAGCACCAGCACGGCGGGAACAACGCCCACACCAGGCACCGCCCTGTCTCCCGTGAGCGCTCCTAAAAAGCCAACGGGCAAACCTATGGGATATTAAGGTAACTAATGGTAAAAAAATACACTCTTATTGATGGATTTGATAAAATCGACCTTTCGACAACCCCCACCAACGATGTGAGACTCGAAGGCCTTGGAGAAAAGTCGATTAGAACAAACATCATTAACGAGACCGCCTTCGTAAACACTGGAATGAAACACGCGTTTCATCGCAAATTTTGGAGCACCCAGCGCTATTCTTATAAATTCCTGCCCGATCTTTTTCGCTTTCTCACAGGCAGAAGGTTTGCCGCCACCACGGCCGGCAGCGGCAAGTGGCATTTGATGGCTCCTCCCGCCGCGGTCAACAACGTAGAAACGTATAGAAAGCTCCTTATTGGACGAACCCCAGGTCCTGATTTTTGTACTGATTTGACCAAACTTGCTGAAACAATTAATTCAAATTTTGAAGCGTTGGGCATGAACTTCTCCTTTGAAAATTACTTCGCGCTTTCGCCTAAGACTTCTACTTTTCAAACAAAATCCGGAGAAACCGTTCTTGGTGTTGATCATTTTGATATGACCGCTTACAACTCACGCGTCGAAGTCGTGAAGAATCTGATGGCCGAGTTCAAAAAAATGAACAAGATAAGCGTCAATAGATTAACAGCGGGGGCGTTCGAAGCTTGGAAAGTTGATACCTTCGACACGTTCGACGTACTCCCTTTTGATTCTTTAAAGCTTTTATCTGTTGATCTAGGAGCACATTCCGAGGAAATGCAAGGATGGCTCCATGCCGCACTTTTTGGCGCCGCACCCGGCCAGGAGAAAGACCCCACAAAGATGGAGTTGGTGTGGGCCGTACTCCAGCTAATGTTTTTCACATATTCGGTCAGCAAAGCGGACTTTGGACAACGACGGCCTTATCATCCTTATTTTGTGACAACCCTTGACGCCGCACAGCCTAAAGGTTTATTAAACGAGCACGTCATGACCGGCTATGTAAATGTGGCGCCCTATTATAATTGTTACCGCGAAGACCACGAGGAGATGCCAGAAAATGTAAGTTCAGAATGGCAACTCCCAAGCCCTTATATCTACAATGGCTATAAAAGCTTTAGCGGCAATTATTTTCGCGATTTGTTTACCCTTGGTCAAGAGGTCGATCTTGAAAAAAGCAAAGTAACTGTGTCGCAATACTTTGATATTATTAAGAATAGCGAGTCTGTAAGTCCATCGGAGATTCAGGCCAATTTAGGTACTCTCCTTGCGCCTTATGGCTCTACATCACCGGTGCCCATGAACAACCCGGAATTTTCAACACCCGAGAGGTTTAGAACTATAATTCTAAACGATGAGAATTTAATGGCGTCTACAAAAACCCTCAAAAAGGTTTTCCCATATGGCGTGGAAATAGATTTAGGATATTCGCAACCGTCCCAATTTTTGAATGTTCTTAAGGAACAGGGCGAGACTTACTTTAATATGTTCACCACCATGTTAGCGAACCAGTCCAACAACATCGCCATCGCAAATTCCAACGCCCATCGCTTTGTGATGCATCGGGAGTTCGAGGCAGACCTCCCTTTGGAGAACCAAGGCGCCGCATCCAGCACGGCCGCTTTTAACTCTCAGTTTTCGTTGCTGGATCTTCAATTTTTTGATGTAAGTCAAATGCTTAATATAAATACAGTCGACGAGTTTTACCAACATTTTGGGCAGTACATTGACGATAAAAGGAATGTAAACCTCTCAGAAGCCATCAATGCTAGCCCATCGATGGGCAAGGCGCTCTATTATCTCGGAATACAGAACCTTAAAACACCGCTTAATAAGTATTTGAGCGATAGAGCCCTTACAATGCCGGAGATATACGCGGGCGAAGGTTGTCACACTGAGGTTATTGCCTACGAGATCGCAAAATACAAAAAGAGCGGCAAGCTTCGTGGTGATCTAGGTGATCGAACCCCCGTCCAAAGCATTTTCATTCCCAACGCTTTCCCTCAAGACAGCCCCCTTTCCTATTTGGACACTCAAGTCTTTTATGGGCACGATTATGTATATGAAATATTTGCGCACACTTTGGTTGTGGGAGCCACGTACAAATACGGACATTCAGAAGCCCCCCACGCTTACGGAATGCCCCCGAATTCGATGATCTCCAGCCCAGAAAGTAAGAGCGACACCGTGCTAAATAAATACATCGAATTTGACTTGCCCCATCCACTTGATACCCATCTCATTCCTTACGGAATAATTGTTCGTGCGCCATATCACAACACTCTTTCGTTAGCTACGCCCTACGAAGGGCAAGAGATAACCAAAGTTGTTGATAAACCGCCGCTTCCACCAGAAGTATCTTTTCACCCTTATGAAGGGTCTTCGAATAAAGTATTGATATTGTTAAATAAAAATTACGGCGAAAGACTTATGGTGCCGAATGACAAGATTTTTGTTGAGGATATTCTCAAGGTTGCCGATTATAAGATAGCCCAGGCGCCGCTCAACAACCCCCCGGGCCATATTCTTTATCGTACTGAAAATGATCTAGGCACGTATGAGATTTATCGGTCACACCGAAAACCCGAAAAATGGTCCGACTTCCGCGACGAGGCAACAGTGAAGAAGATCGCATTGGATTCGACGCGTCAAAGCGGCTTTAATGATTCGGTGATACCGAACGTCGATTACTATTATTTTGCGCGTTTTGTCGATATCCATGGGAACATTTCCAACCCTACGAGCATCTTTAAGCTAAGAATCGTGAAAGAAGAATCCTTCCCGCCATACATGGTCTTGAAACCCTACTCATTTCCCAGGCGCGATCTGGTAACCAGTATTCCTTTCAAAAAGTATCTTAAAATCTCTCTTAGTGATGCGTTGCGGAGCATTGTCGGGGACAATGCCGATACGGCCCAAGTTCTTTATATGCGACGAGACGGCGGACCGGTCAAGAAATATAAGTTCAGAGTAACTTCCAAAAAGACAGGCAAAAAGATAGACATTAATGTAGACATGGCTAACAAGATAATTAACAAATTTAACGCCCAGTCTCCCGGTGAACATCCCGGGGAAGCGTCATCGCAAACTTGCGCCGACGAAGCGCCGAATAATCCCAATTTCGGCAACAGTTCTGATGAGTTATGTTTAGATTAAAAATAGCATGGAATGTGTGTATAATGGATCAATATACTTTAAAAGGGACTAATTAATAAAAAGGAGCACAATTATGGGGTTTTTAGATAATTCTGGCGATATTATATTAGACGCCGTATTAACCGACGCTGGACGTAAAAGACTGGCCCGAGGAGACGGCACATTTAAGGTAACAAAATATGCCTTTGGGGACGACGAGATTGACTACGGAAAATACAATCCCGACGCGCTGAGCGGATCCGCCTACTATGACTTGGAAATCCTCCAGACCCCTATCTTGGAAGCCTTCACTAATAATCGCTCCTCTTTAAAGAGCAAACTTATCAGCTTGACCAACAACAACTTACTCTTTTTACCCGTGATTGTTTTGAACGATCAATACCAGCATGCGCGCCCCACAGAAGGCGCACTAGGTAGCGGTTCTTTTTACGTAGCTGTAGATCAAACAACGGCGACAGACTTAGGATCGGTGGCCGACGCGGCCGCATATCGATGTATGCTTGGCCAACTGCCCACACAAGCCGCCGCTGAGATTAGTTCCTACATTCGCGTCGATCAAGGGCTTAACACAACGAAGTTAACCGCACAGGCTCCCTTGAGTCCGGAATTGACAGAACAACAATACATGGTCGAGATCGACAACCGCTTAGGCCAACTCGTGAATATTGGAATATTCGGCGGAGGGACAACATCAGGACTCGCAAGCCCGGCTTTTATTGACGACGATCAGATCGCCACCTACTATTTAACTGAAAATGTTGGAGGCTTTATTGAGCGCTGCGCAGCAGGCGCACTGGGCGACACCGGCGCCAAAGACTCTTCGGATAACAAGCAACAGCCACCGAGCGAAGAAATAATTCCAGGCCCCCGCGGCACCAAATTGGCATTTTCGCTTTATGCTAAAGATAACTTGCGCCAATCTGATTATTTATTTGACACCATCGGAGAAACAAAGACAAACCCAACGCTTCTCACGGGGACATATAAGGTTATTAGCACCACGGTCAGAGTAACTGGTGTAACAACGGGATATAGAATTGATATTCCGGTCACGTTTGTGAAGAAAACTAGCTAGCAGCTACACTTAGGAGAACATAATGGCTAACTCATTCAAGACTTTTTTGCCCGAAGACGTGGCGAACACTCGCACGCTTTTACACGAGGCAATCCCAATCACTGGAACAATTGTTTCGGGTACCTACGCTGAGAACAACATTAAAGAATACGCCCACGGCATGTTTCAGTCGGTTTATGATTATCCATACTTGAGTTCTTCCGCCAATCACATTTTTGACATAACCTGGGGCTACGCTTCAGGCTCGGCGCTATCCTCTTCCGCAAACACCCAGAACACAAAGAAAATTAACATTTACAATCAGATGGCCTTGGTACTCAACAACACCGATACGAGTGGCAATATAAAGAGTTTCGATAGGGATGGCGCTGATGATAATGATTTGACAGATGATATGCGCGAATGCGTCTTTATCTCATTTGCCAGACTTCTAAACAAGGATGAGATTAAGAAAGATTCCTTTAGGCTGACAGTATATACTGGGTCATCGGGCTACGGCCTGGCAACAAAGAATCCCATTACGATTGGCGATTATAATGCGCAAACCACCTATAGGACAAACAGCCCAGCCGGTGAATACGGACTGTTGTTCTCGTCTTCAAACGCGCCAGCAACCGCGTCCATTGGCCACATTTATTATCAAGCTGGCATCGTGGTGTTGACAGCCTCCGTCTGGAAAGGCTATTTCGGTGCCCAAGACAACGACAGCACCATGACCGCTAGTATCAATCAAATGCTTACCGGCGCAACAATCAATCAACTTTCCGATGGTTTGAGGTTCACGTATGACACCGCGCAATTCAACAATACCACTGAGCTTAACTCTACCATCTATTTTGCGAGAGCCCATAACACCGAATATAACTACTCTGCGAATACCACGTATTTGTCCGCATCTCAAATTATTGTGAAGGGCAACAACCCGGCAGCTGACCCAGTGGCGTATATCACGTCAGTTGGCCTGTACTCTCCTGATAATGAATTGCTGGCGGTTGCAAAGCTTTCCGAACCTTTGAAAAAGTCGCCATCAAATGAGATTACTCTACGTGTGCGCCTTGATTACTAAATGTTTAGTAATCGTAACAACTTAGAGAAATATCGATGCCTTACTACAAGTTTAAAGAGAACGAGATTCTCCACAATACGTTAGAGACTCACCCCGAAGTTCAATTTGACGTTAACGCCGGCAATATATACCTTAACAATAGGAACGCAATTTCAGGCGCCTTCGTGGGCAACGTGGGTTGCGTCCCGGTGGGCAATCTAAGTTTATATGAGATAAATGTCGACAGACCTTCTGACTCTTTAGCCTACCCCTTCGTTACCAAAGATGGCAGCTTTGAAGCGATCGGGAACGTTTCCCTTAAGGACTACTTTAGTAGCTTCGAATACGGGGATTCCATCACGGGGTCTTATCCAATGTCGGCGTCTTTGTCCAGAGAGCACTTTGTAGCCAATCACGGAACCCTCTTTCCAACAGGATCCCACGTCTCCGCCTTGCGCACAGCGCTCAACTATTATCAACCCCTCTCCAACCACTACGCTTATTCATCTTCGTTGGGCAACAAAGCGGTGCAGGAGTTATCGCTTTTGTATGTCCCTTCCATTTTTTACGGAAGCAAGATATATCCTGGTACCGCCACTCTTCAACTTTATATTTCTGGTACCCTCGCGGCGGAGGCTCAAGACCTGTACCGCAACGGCGAGTTAATACAGGTATCAGGGAGTGCTATCGCGCAGACGAATGGAAGCGGCTCGGTTGCAGGAGTTGTTTTGTATAACGAGGGGGTGGTTGTTCTTACTGGAAGCTGGGGCCTAACGGTGAAATCCTTTGCTCGCGACACAGACAGCGGTCCATTCCGCTGGATTGACTTTGCTTTGGGCGCGAATGATGGGTCGTCGGATATCACCCCTTCAGCTAGCTTTAGATTTAAATTTGAAGGGACGAACCCCATTGAAACTCTAACCATGTTCGCAACGGCGCCCCGATCCGAACTCAATTTTTCTGCCAACCAAACACTCCTGGATAAAGTTTCATACGATGCTGCGACAAACCAGCCTCAAACTGGCACCTATCACTATAAAGAATCTGAAAATATTGAAATATTCAATACTGTGAGCAGTTCGTTTTACCGATTTGAGGCGGACTTTAAGCATCAAACGTTTATAAACAAAATAGGAATTTACGATAAGAATAAAAATCTCATCGCAGTGGCCAATCTAGCCACCCCCATCAAAAAAACTGCTTTACGAGATTTCACATTTAAGTTAAAATTAGACATATAGGAAATAAATTATGATATTGGGTTTAGATATAAGCACAAGCATCACAGGCTTTTGTGTAATTGACGCGGAGAGCGAGATTATAACATGCGATGCTTGGGACATGAGAAACAAAAAGAAGTTTAAAAATGAGTTTGACAAGGCATCATTCATTAAAGAGGAGCTTACCCGGCTGAAGGTACAATATCCTATTGAAAAGATTTATATCGAGAAGCCCCTCATATTTTTTAAGTCCGGAGGCTCCACCGCCAATACGATGGCCACTCTCCAGAGGTTCAATGGGGTGGTATCATGGTTGGCATATGAAATATTTGATAAACAGCCACAGCATATCACCGCAGCCCATTCGCGAAAACAATTGGGAATTAAAGTAGAAAGAGGACAGAATACCAAAAAGCAGGTCGTCGCATGGCTCCTTGAGCACGTGCCCAACTTCGCAGTAGAATATACTTCTCATGGGAACCCCAAACCCAAGTATTTTGATATCGCCGACGCCACCGTGATCGCCAAGGCGGGCCTCAAACTACTACAGTCCAAAAAAAAGCTTGACAACGACGAAGTGATAGTGTAAAGTATTAAACATATGTTTGAAACAAGTGCGCTCTCTGAATGAAAGATAAGCTTAACATACTTAAAGAAGTCCTTGGCCCTTATTACAAATCTCGCGACGAGTATTTGTTTAGCTGCCCCTATTGCAAGCACTACAAGCGCAAGCTCTCTATCAACCTGAACCTGGGCGTTTACAAGTGCTGGGTTTGCGACAGCAAGGGGAAGAGCCTCCAAAGGCTCGTACGGCGATTTGGTCATCCACACTTGTTTCAAAAGTGGCGACAAATAACAAACCAAATCGACATGTCCACCATGGACACCCTTTTTCAGAAAGAAGAAATAGCCCAAGAAAATCAGCGCCTTAGCTTACCAGAGGAATTTCTTTTTCTAGGCGCATCTCAATTGCCTCATGAAGCTCAGCGCCCTCTCCGATATTTGAAGGCCCGCGGGATTACGCTTGAAGACATCCGATATTATAAACTGGGCTTCTGTCACGCCGGCGCGTATCGTAATCGTATAATTATACCCTCCTTCGATGCGGAGGGGTATTGTAACTATTTTGTGGGAAGAAGCTACAACGGGGATACCTTAAAGTATAAAAACCCACCGGCCTCCAGAAACGTAGTTTTTAACGAGCTTTTGATTGACTGGGCTGAGCCCGTTATGTTAGTTGAAGGACCCTTCGATGCGCTCAAAGCGCGCAATTCAATCTGTATTTTGGGCTCAACATTAAATGTCAAATCTAGATTATTTTTTAAACTCGTGGAGAAGCAGTCACCGGTGTATGTTGGGCTGGATGGAGACGCGCTTCAAAAGTCTTTACGAGTGATAAAAAATATGTTAGAATATGGGTTGGAGGTTTTCCAGATGGATACTTCCAATATAGAGGATATTGGCTCTTTAAGCTACACTGAGGTGGAAAAACTTAGAGAGACAGCAGTGCCGATGAATTTTGAAAATTTCATATTTTCATCGTGGCAGTAGTGGAGAAAATATGAAATTTGCGCACATTGCAGATACACACATTAAAAATTTAAAATATCATTACGAGTACAAAAAAGTCTTTGAAAAGCTGTATAAAATGCTTAAAGAAGAAAAAGTAGATTACATTATTCATTGCGGGGATATAGCGCATACAAAGACACAACTATCCCCAGAATTCGTAGAACTTTGTTCCCATTTTCTATCGCAGTTAGCCGATATAGCCCCTACTTATGTAATTCTGGGGAACCATGATGGCAACCTCAAGAACAGCAGCAGGCAGGACGCCATCACGCCTATTGTAGAGGCGCTGGATAATCCAAATCTATTCTTGTTAAAGGATAGCGGGGAGGAAGTTTTAGATGGAGATTTTAGCCTTAATGTTCTTAGTGTCTTTGATCGTGATAATTGGGTTTCACCTTCCGACGCTGGAAAGATTAATATTGCTCTTTATCATGGGGCTATTTCTAACAGTCGGACTGATCTTGGTTGGGTCATGGAGCACGGTGAAGACGACCTTTCAATCTTTGAAGGACACGACTATGCGTTTCTTGGGGATATCCATAAGACGAACCAGACTCTAGATCACAAAGGAAAGGTCCGATACGCAGGGTCGACGGTTCAGCAAAATCACGGCGAAACTAACGACAAAGGGTTTTTGATTTGGGATATTGAGGACAAGGACACTTTTTCGTGTACACATCACGTTTTAGAGAACCCGCGGCCTTTTATAACGATTGAGCTTACACCAAAAGGTCGACTCCCGAAGAACACGGCAGTCCCGCCGCAGGCCCGTTTGCGCCTTGTTTCCAACAATAACTTATCCCTGGACGCTATGAAGAAGGCGGTAGAGATCGCCAAGCACCGCTTCAAGCCGGAGCACATCACATTTTTGAACCGCGCAGCAGGTACCAGCGGTAATGTTGAAGCCATGGCCACTAACATCGAGGCGGACAACCTGCGGGATCCGGTGGTACAAAAGAAACTTATCAAAGAGTACCTAAAAGATTTCCAACCTGAAGACGAATTAATGGAACGTGTTTTAAAACTGAATTCCAAGTATAACTCTCTTATTGAAGATAAAGAAGAGATTCATCGCAATATCAATTGGCGACTTGAACACCTTGAGTGGGACAATCTTTTTAATTACGGTCCGAATAATGGAATCGATTTTGCAAAGTTTTCCGGAATTGTGGGCGTCTTTGGGAAAAACTTTTCTGGAAAATCCAGCATCGTGGATAGCGTATTATACACTCTCTTCAATAGCACTTCTAAGAACGAGCGGAAGAACCTCAATATTATTAATCAGAATAAAGATTCGGGGAGCGGCAAGGTAACTGTTTCAATTGGGAACAAAAAATACTCGGTTGTCCGCGAATCAGAAAAGTACATTAAAAAGTTGAAGGGGGAGGAAACACTCGAAGCCAAGACCGACCTAAATTTCGAAGTTTACGATGAGGTGACGGACGAAACCAGAAGCCTTAACGGTCTAACGCGCTCAGAGACAGACCAGAATATTCGCAAATACTTCGGGTCCATGGATGATTTTTTGCTTACGTCAATGTCTTCTCAGCTTGGATCTCTTGCTTTTATCAGCGAGGGGTCAACCAAGCGCAAGGAGATTTTAGCCAAGTTCTTGGACTTGGAAATGTTTGATATCAAACACAGAGCAGCCAAAGATGATGCTTCCGATTTGCGCGGTGCGTTGAAGAGGCTGGAAGGTCGCGACTTTAACGAAGAGATCACCCAGGCCACTAAGCACCTCTTATATAACGAAAATGAGACAAAGAGGCATGCTAAAAAGTGCGCAAAGCTCAAAGAGGACCTTCGAGTGGTCACCGACGAAACAAGCGATTTAACAAGGCGTATTGACGCAATTCCCACCGAAATCATCGACGTCGATGAAATTCATCAAAACTTGGAGAAGCGCATTGAAGAGCTAGAAGGGATCATTAAAAACCTTGCCACAAACGGCGACGCGCTTAAAGAAGACAATACGTTGCTTGCCAAGATAACTTCATTTGTAGACGTTTTCGACATCGAAGAGGTCAAAGAAAAGCAAGAGATTATCGAGAGTAAAAGAGAAGAGTTCGATGACATAATTAATGAAATCGGCAGCTTGGAAATTCAGCGGAAAAATCAGGAGAAGAAGAGCAGCCTCTTGAAGGAGGTTCCATGTGGATCTGAATATTCTCACTGTAAGTTCATTAAAGACGCGTACGTGGCCGTTGACAACCTCAGCATCACCCAGAGCATCAAAGAATCCTTGGAGAGCAAAAAAGGAAAAATTCTTAATGAAATCGAAAAGTTAGATCCTGACAAGGTAGAGGAATACCAAGCCAATTATAATTCGCTGTTGGAAAGAAAGCAAACTTTGGACAGTGAGATCCTCAACCTGTCTCTTAAGGTAGAGCGTGACGAAACCCAAAAAAGTTCTCTTGAAAAGGAAATTGACAATCTAAAACAAAAAGAAGAGGAATATCACGAAAACAAAGAGACAATCGAAGGAAAGGAAGCTCTTGTCAGCCAATTGACTGACTTGTTGGAGAAGACGACCAACATGTCCCACGAGTTGGAAGGGTGCGACCAAGAGTTGCTAGAACTTTATAAAGAGCACGGCTCCCTCGAACAGAAGGTGGTTTCCTTGGAGGACCAAAAAGAGGAGTTATTAAACCTTCGCGAAGAATATGCTGCTTATGATCTTTTCATGAGATGTACCCATAGCAATGGCATATCTTACGACATTATCAAAAAGAAGCTTCCCGTGATTAACAATGAAATAGCGAAGGTGTTGGCAAATGTCGTAGAGTTTGAGGTCTTTTTTGAGAATGATGGCCGCCACTTAAAGATTTATATTAAACACCCTCGCCATGAACCGCGTCCATTAGAAATGGGCAGCGGCGCAGAGAAGACGATTGCCGCCATGGCGATCCGCTTGGCCCTCTTGACAGTTTCCAATTTGCCCAAGTCCGATTTATTTATTTTAGACGAACCAGGAACCGCACTAGACGCAGATAACATGGAGGGGTTCATTTCTATTTTAGAATTGGTTAAGTCTTACTTTAAAACTGTATTGCTTATTTCCCACTTGGACTCTTTAAAAGACTGCGTTGATAAGCAAATAACAATAGAGAAGCGTGATGGTTACGCTCTGGTGAACGAGTTCTAAGTAAAGATTATTACACTAAAAACTAATTAGATATAAGCAGAATCGAAGGTAAAATCATTTTAAAGACATCGTATGGCAATTCTCACTAAATACGTTTCAGTCACGACCGGTAATGACGCCACTGGCGATGGCTCTGCAGGAAGCCCCTATAAGAGCATTGAAACTGCCCGGGCAGATATCCAAAGCACTCTTTCTGGCGACGCCGGACCCCACTATGTTATCCTTAGCGAGAGTTCCGGGGCCTCAACGATATATTCTGCGTCCTATGGTATGCCCCTTTTTAATTATGATTCCGGCAATGGCTTTGAACAAGAACTATGGCTTGGAAGTTATGATTATGGAATAATTATAAGCGCCTCTGAAGGGCAAGATATAACAGTAACCCCTGGCACGCCAAACGCCACTGGCAGCTGGAAGGCGGCTCTCTTTCAGAAGTCGGCCTTCGAGCTTTTTGGCTCGGGCTCTGGAATTCACAATATAACTATTGCCGGGTGTGGAGGGGCTAGCGCCACCGATGGTGTCATTAAAGGCAACGGACGCCCCTACGACATTCGCAACGTAACGATTAACGCTTCGGCCTCTCTCGCTGGCTCGCCACGTCAGGCACCGGCGGGAGGCGGCATTACGGGACTTGGAGACACCGGCGGCACAAACGCGTGGACAATTGTCGATAGCTGCCGCATATTACTAACAGGTTCGAATAATTTCCGCGCAATCGATTTTAGCCATAATCCTCAAAATGCTTTAATTAATAATTGCTTGATCATCTTGAGCGGCGCGACCGGCGATATGCCCATTAACGCTATTAATGCGAGCAACGGAACCCTAGGGACGAACAACAGGTGTACGGCAAGTTTCTGTACAGTTCTTGTGAGACACGATGGGGCAACTTACACGGGCCAATTGGGCATCTACGCCGCTCGCGTTGAAAATTGTATTGTTAGCATGAGCATCCCTCCACCAGGCGATGGCCTTAGTTTCCCCTATATTCAAGCCGACGTAGCCACTAACAACTTTTATGGGGGCCTAGATGGCAGTTCAACTCTTCTGGGCAACGGGGTTTATCGCAATTTTGCGGGCACAAGTCAGTCCCTTGGGGCGACCGACCTAGTATATACAACAGCCAGCGTGATATCGCTTTTTGAAGATCCGAGTGACAATTTTAAAAACCTATATGCTGATTACACCCTGACTTCTACTGCCGTCGTAACCGGCGCCGGCACCGCTGTAAATTATTTGGGATTAACCAGCGCAGACCTTAGCGGCACAAGCCGGCAAGACCCTCCGGACCTGGGGTGTTTTGAACTAGCGACTTCCAGCCCTTCTAAGTGGTGCGCTTACGGGTCACAGACTTACCCCGAGTTCAGCGCAGATTTTACTATCAATTCTTATCTTAATTTGTCCTCCAATTATAAATTGGCGTGCACCGGTGCCGCGGCCCAGGTTCCTTTCTTTCTCGGGATGCCCGGGGCCATTTCTCTACGGAAAAATCAGGCATACTTGGCAACCACTTCAGACCCTTCTCAGATCACTGGATCGAACTAGAATATAATGTGGCGACTATTTAATATATGAATTCGCTAACTGCTGAGTTTGTTATAACTAGGTTTGCTGACGCAAACAACGAACATGATAAAGCCATCTCCCAAGTACCGTTTGCCCTTCTCCAGAAAGGCCCGGGCTCAATAAGAAAAAACAATAATGCTGCTAATTCAATAGCTTATGTTATGAGCAATGGGGGCGACTTGGATTTACTAATTAATAAGACTAGTTAATCTAACCATAAAGGAGATTTACTATGGAATATTTACAAAAAGCAACCGGCTGGGCAAAACAGCTAGTGGAGCTTAGTGTCTCGGTTTTGGCTTTAGCTGTTGTACTACAAGTGCTCTTTGGCACATCGGCGGCATTCTTCCCGGTCGACGTAGTTGGAAACGTCATCGGGATCACCAAAACTCTAGGAAGCGAAGGCCTCGTCGGTCTGGTCGCAGCATGGGTCTTGCTGAGTATTCTTTCCAAAAAGTGAGATGAATCCTTATTATGAAACAAGTATTAGATACAGCTTTAAATAAGGTAATGTCAAGGAAGTTAATGGTATGGGGTACCGCTACCATTTTCATGTTCATGGACACTGTGCCATTAGCTTCTGAAGACTGGGTAGCGATTTCTCTAGCCTATATTGGGATCGAAGGCCTGGCTGACATTGCCAGTCGGTGGAGACACGGACGATGAAAATCGCCCGCTCCACCCTTAAGCGCATAATCAAAGAAGAAGTTTATAAAATCTATGAAAACCGGGCAATGCCGGATATTGCGGCAGCAATTGACCAGAACAAGGGCGCGATGGATTTGGTAGAAATTATCAATGAGATCGGAGCGTTGGTCGCTCAGAACCACTACACCCTAACTTTAAAATATGACATGGGGTCGATGGACCTCGCGGGAGACGTGATTGCCCAGTTCGAAGAAGCTTTAACGCCGTATATGAATGATTATTTCGGCGAAGATGCCCTGGAACATACAAAACTTGGGAAAACATTGGAATGGCTCGATGAGGCTATTCGTGATGAATTAAGTGAGAGGTAAATATAATGTTTATTAGATCAGCGTGGACCACTCTAAAAAAGATCGGCGTATGGATTAAACACAACTGGTATGTCCCAGCGATTGTTCTTTATACGATTGTGCTCTGGGTTTTTTTTAGACGAAAAGACAGCGCCCAAGAGATTCTAGAGGCACGCAATGAATCTTATAGAAAGCAAATTGAAGCGATAAATGACGCGCATCGCGAAGAGATTGAAAAGCGCGACAAGATACTGGAAAAGTATAACGACCTAACAAGCCAACTCGAAGAGAAATATGCGGAAGATTCTGCCGAGCTTGACAGCGCGAAAAAGAAAGAGCTTAAAAGCATGGTAGAAGAATACTACGACAAGCCAGAAGAGCTTGCGCGCCTCCTGGCGGATAAGTATGGTCTCGATTATATAGAATAAAACAAGATCTTTTTGGTTTTGGCACGCATATTGCAATATATATCCCTATCAAAACGTAAGGAGTTTTAAATGTCACTTTGTATTTTATTTGTACTACTGGGAGGGGGCGCTTATGTCACTCCCGATTGCCACATTGATGGTGTGTATGTTACGCCACACGATGTAGTTGTAATTTCACACATTCCTGCCTCCCATGCGAACACCGTATGGCTGTCCCCCCAGGATTATGCTGATTATTATGCCCCATTTGGGCGGTATGTGGGATCGTCCACCTATAGTTATAGCCACAATTATTATCGATACTATCCTGTCTGGCGCACCTATCCGCGACACGCGCCACGTTATCGGCGTTACCACCGCCCTTCTAGATGGGGCTTCTGGCACCCTCACCGCCACAAGCGTCAGACGCGCCCGCGGAATTATTATCAGAAGCGGAACCACCACTCTAAAAAGTATAAGAGCTATAAATCCATCAAATATCGCAAGCACTCTAAACGCCACAGTACTAAACGCCACAGTACTAAACGCCACAGTACTAAACGCCACAGCCCTAAACGCCACAGCCCTAAACGACGCAAGTTTAAAAAACGGTAGGTGATAGGATATAATATTAAATC